AAACCATGCGGAAGCTTCAACAGGAGCATCAGCCAATTGGGTCCAGTCGGAAGCGGCCAATAATTGATTTCGCTGCGCTCTCACTTCAAAAGCTTTATTTGTGGCACGCAGTTCTATGAATTCTGCAGGCGCGTCAACAATCTTCCATGTCATTTGCCATTGACCATTGCAAAATTTTGGCAAATCTTCTTGTACATCTTGAAGATGGTTAATTTCTGGCGGTGCCGTATATTGTACTGCCACGTAATCACCAAAAGGCGTGAATGGAATGGCAAAGCTAGTGCTTGGAAACCGCTTCTTAATGGCAGTTTCGCTTACTGGATACTCAACCACGGCGCCATTTTTGATCAATGCATAAGTCATGATTAATTAAAGCGAATAATTAATGAATTCAATACTAGAACAACCCTCCGCCGCCTTCATAGACGGCGCCATTATTCAAGATAGTAGCTTCAGGCAATGGATAACCGCCTTGCGGGAGCATCATTAGGCGCATTGTTCCGCTTGGAACATCAATAGGGCCACGAACCAAGCCACTTTGCTTCTGAAAGTAAATCTTAGGCGTGCCAGACTCGCTTCGCATTGCAAGACGATAAGTTGAAGCAGTTAGAGTTGTCGCATTGGTAGAGCTGGTTCCACCTGGATACCAAATAGCTCCACTCCAATACCATCCAGTGTAAGGCTGTGGGCTAGTCCCATACGAGAAAGAAGATGTGGTGTTACATACGCCTAGCCATGCCACTCTTGTGGGACTACTATCGCTTCCTTGCAATAATTGCACGTCTACATACCATCCCGTTGTCGTGACAGTTGGCAAGTTTCCTGAGTAGGTCTGATAACCAGTTGCGTTGCCGCTAGTAGTGTACGTGGTAGAACCAACTGTCAACGTGACGGAAGGTTCGTTAGTGCCCTGCCACGAGATCGTTGTCAGCTGCACAGGAGCAGCAGCCCCAGCGCTGCTCATTAAAGCCATTGTTTTAGGATCCATGGTCAGTTTGTATAATTAACAAGAGAGCTGGCACGCCAGCGAGTGCCACCATCATCAGTAACAAAGAAAAAGAGATGTGTTTTGCCAGTGGTTAGCGAAGGTGCTGTATCTGCAGGCCATTTCACTGTCGTTGGCCAAGTAATTGTACCGCTCGTGTGAGTCAGCTCCAGCGTAAACGCAACGGCACGGCTTGTAGCAACATTGGAAAAGGTGAATGTACTATTTCCATTAATAGTTTTTGTGAAATAATTTCCAGCGCTGCAGTCAATATCCAAAGCTGAGACAGCCACCACTGTTTGCGCATAAGTGCCAGCCACGTCAAGTTTAGTATTTGCTGCAGCGCTGGACTGACCCACTGCAATTGAACTGGTCGTGGCAATGCTTCCACTTGTACTAATATTGCCACTTGTAATTGCAGCGCCACTAACTTTGCCTGCAGTGCTAATAGTAGCAAGCTTAGTATCAGCAATAGCAGCAGAAGCACTAATGTCAGCATCAACAATGACGCCGGACGTAATTGCAGCTGTTCCCGCAGACGAAATAGTGATGTCGCCGGACACCTTGCCAAAAGCATAGTCAGTAATACGGCTGGCAGCTGCTTTACGATTAGTTCCGGCCCCGCCATCGTCAACAATGAATAGATCAGCGTCAGCTAATGCGCTACCAATATCAGTGCCGCCATCAATATCTAACGCCGCTAAAGATACTTTATTTGCCGTAGAAATTGCATTTAACTTCGTATCAGCAATAGACCCTGCAAGCATGGCATTGGTGACCGTGCCTGTGTCGCCATCAGTGATAACAGTACCAGTTACGTCTGGCAACGTAAGAGTTCTGCTGGAAGACAATGTCCCAGGGATCAACGTAACGCGAAGGTTCGTTGTACCTCCTGCACGCCCCCTTACTACGATGCCGTCTTGTGAGCTTGTTGCCGTCCCAAACGTTTGACCAGAAGCACTATGGAAGGTATTATTTCCAGTGAAAGCATTGTTATTAGCGGCGATAACATCACCAGCTCCAGCAGTTGCCCAAGAAAGCACTCCATTTCCATCAGTACGCAGCACTTGGTTAGATGAACCATCACTACTTGGTAATGTCCACGTAACATTAGAAGCAACAACACTTGGAGCTTGGAACGCCACCCAATTACTGCTGTCAGCATCGGCAAATCGAAGCCCAGCTTGATTGTTCAACGTAACAGTGCCACTCGCAACAACACCACTTCCCAGCGTTGTTATGCCAGCAACATTAAGAGTGCCTGGAAGCGCAAGATTGCTTGTCCATTCAGCAGCATTACCCGCTGCATTTGTCTGTAGCAATTGCCTGGCAGTGCCAAAGGCTAATTTACTTGCTGCAATTCCAGCGGCAGCATTGATATCGGCATTTACAATAACACCAGAACTAATGGCTAAAACACCACTTGCAGTGATAGTAGCATCACCACTTACTTTGCCAAAAATATAATCACCAATGCGGCTAATGGCCGATTTTCTATTTGTTCCATTTGCTCCATCATCAACAACGAATAGATCAGTATCAGCAAGAGCCATGCCGATATCTGTGCCACCATCAATATCAAGAGCGGAAATTCCCACTTTATTTGCAGTGGAAATTGTCGCAAGTTTTGTGTCAACGATGGCAGCAGATGCATTGATATCAGCGTTAGCGATTGCTCCTGAAAGAACCAAAGTGCCATCTCCGTCTGGCAGCGAGATAGCCCTGTCTGCACTTGGCCCAGTTGCAGTTAAAGTGGTTTCAAATCCATCGTCTGTAGTGCCCTCAAAGATAATACCAAAATTTGTATCTAAACTTAAATTACCAGTTAGCAAGCCCCCCGCTTTAGGAAGGGCAGCATTGGCTAAATCGTAAGCAGTTTTAACGGCGGTAGCAGTGGCAGCAAGAGTGCTACTCGTCGTGGAAATACTATCAGTTAGTTGAACAATGCCATCAACACTTGTAGTGGCGCTACGAATGGCAAGAGCTGGTGTGGTAGTTCCCCCTGAAACAGTTAATGCCGCAGTGTTGCTTGTAACATTTGTAACAGTGCCCACATAGTCAGCACTCCATTCAAGGCCTGTAGTTGTAGAACTATTTGCCCTTAAGACATAGCCATTTGTGCCAGCAGTGAGCTTTGCTAATCCAGTGGTCCCGCTAGCAACAATCAAATCGCCTTTGGCATAGCTTGATAAGCCAGTGCCACCGCGTGCCACTGCTAATGTGCCGCTTGACAAATTGCTGGCATTTGCAGCTTCAGCGGCTACTTCCTCAATGGCTAATTGTACATTTGTCGATCCAATTGTTCCGGCAGGAGTGAATCCAACAATAGATGCAGTTTGACTGGTATAAGTGCTGGAAACATCCACTTCAGTCCACGCGCTCCCATCGCAAAGAATGATATCGGGCGGATTTAAAGCAGTTGTTGGAGCTGGAGCAACGCCAGTACCGCCACTTGCGACAACTAAGTAGTACGAACTAAAAGTTGCCGATGCTAACGGAAGGCCACTGCCAGCAACAAGACCAGCAGCAGTGCCTACCGTAGTAGCCGAAGCAACCACATTTAAATTAGCATTGTAAGTTCCGGCAAAAACAATTTCCCCTAAACTTACACCAACTGGCTGCCAAACGTTACCATCCCAAAGGTAGATATTTTTATCTAATGGATTAAAGAAGAATTGGCCAATGTGGTCAGCAGTTGGTAGTGCTTCGCCAATCTTTGAAACAGAATAATTGGCAAGCTTCGCTCCAGTAATAGCGTCGTTAGCAATCAGTGCAGTGGTGAACTCCCCAGCAGTAATGACGCTTGCATTTAACGCTGGAATATCGCTAGCAGTTAATTGGCTGCCAGATGCAACATGTCCTTGATCATCAATGGTGACTTTTGTATAAATGCCACTAGCAACACTATTGCTATGGTTAATAATACCACTAGCCATTTGCAAACCAGTGCCTGGCTGCACAATGCCCTTTGTACTATTTGTGGCATTAGGCAGATCACTAGCGGCTAACGCCCTAAACACCGGCGCCGCATCTACCCCCGATGCAGGGCCAGCCCAAACATAAGTGGCCGGCTGCGTATCAGCGGTGACGGTAATGGCAGCGCTGAAATTATCTGGATACGATGCGGATAGCGTGATGGGGGCGCTGCTTGAGAATGTAACAGTATTAATAGCTGCTTGACGTTGCCAAGCGGTGCCATTCCAAGTGTATTCAATGCCAGTAGTCGTATTTACGTGTTGCTGTCCAACAAAAACACCTGACCCAACTGGAATAGAGTTGTTGACAACTACAACACTGCTGTTGGCTAGTTTCGACGCAGTAACACCTGAAGACGCAATCTTATCAGCAGTTACGGCACCATTGTTAATTTTCCCTTCCGTAATTGCATTGGAATTGATCGTAGCAGCAAGCGTCCCAGTTCCCGTGCCACTTAGATCGCCGGAGAGGACAATAGTCTGATCACCCGTGTTAATGCCAGTGCTTGTTCCGCTAAAGCTACTTCCGTCCACCCATGAACCATTGGCAAGAGCTAGCGATCCAAGGCCCAAGGTAATCCGCTGATCGGCAGCAGAAAGATCGTCAATCAATGCGCGACCGGCTGCGGTAAGGCTAATTTCTTCGATCGGACCCGCGCCTGCACTGCTTCTTCCTAACACAACATTTGTTGCGCTAGTTTGCTGCATTTTGGTGTAAGTGACGCTATTGTTTGCTAAGGCGTTTTGGTCGACAGCCCCAGTAGCAAAACTGCTAGAAACAATAGTGCCGCTTGCAATTTTGGCGGCAGTGACGGCACCATCTGCAATCTTGGTCGTGGTTATTGCATCATTCGCTAATTGTCCGGCAGTAATTGAATTGGACAAAATCTTGGCTGCATTTACAGCCTCGTTGGCGATAGTTACAGCAAAAGAACCAGTGCCAGTACCAGATACGTCGCCAGTGAGAGTGATGGTTTGGTCGCCGGTATTGGTTCCCGTGACATAGCCAGAAACGGTGGAGCCATCCGACCATGTGCCGTTGGCAAGAGCAAGATTGCCTAGCCCTAAAGTGGTACGCTGATCAGCAGCTGTGGCGTCGTCTAACAATGCACGAGCAGCGGCAGTACAAACAATCTCTTCTACTATGCCCGGATTGGCACTGCTTCTACCAAGTAGACGATCGGTAGCGCTTACATTTTGAATTTTTGCATAAGTAACAGAGCTATCGCTAATTTTTGATGTTGTAATTACGCCAGAAGCAATTGTGGCAGCAAAACTTCCAGTGCCACTGCCAGTAACATCGCCAGTGAGAACAATTATCTGGTCGCCAGTATTTGTACCAGTAACACTACCATTTGACAGGGCTAAAGTTCCTAGTCCTAAAGTGGTCCTAACAGAGGCAGCATCAACTTGTCCAATAATAGACCTACCAAAAGCGGAACAATTAATCTCTTCTACGGTTCCACTGCCGGCTGAACTTCTACCAAGAATCTTATCGGTGGCACTAATATTTTGAATCTTGGCAAATGTAATGGCTTGGTCTTGAATATTAGAAGTGGCCACGCCACTTGCCGCAATTTTTGCGCTAGTAACGACGCCATTGCCAATTGTGGCAGCAAAACTTCCCGTGCCAGTGCCTGTGACATCGCCGGTAAGCGTAATTGTTTGGTCGCCAGTATTAGTTCCCGTTACATAGCCGGAAACTGTTGACCCATTTGACCACGTACCATTGGCAACGGCAAGAGTGCCAAGTCCTAACGTAGTGCGTTGGTCTGATGCCGAAGCATCATCCAAAAGTGCTCGACCAGCAGCGGTCAGCGTAATTTCTTCAAAATTGCCTGCCCCAGCGCTTTGACGACCAAGAAGTACGTTAGTTGTTGAAGCATTTTGCAGCTTGTCATAAGTGACTGCATCATCAGCAATCTTTGCAGTGATAACTGCATTATTTGCTAGCCCTGAACTTGTAACAGAAGAAGTGCCAATACTTGTTGTAACACTACTAAATGTGCCGCCATTGTAAATCTTTAATTCACCGGTGCTTGTATTGAAAAAACCACGCCCATCAAAGTTATTGGTTATAGGCGCTATGCCACCATTGTAGATTGAAGAGTTTGCCGCTAATTTGATAGCAGTTACACCACTGTCTGCCAATGCAGTGGTGCCAATTTTTGTGGTGCTACTTTGATTTATTTTCGCAATATCAATGGTATTACTAGGCAGCAGCGTATATCCAGCAGTTGCTAAATCTTGCGCAGTGATCTTCTTGGTCTGACTAGCGGAAATATCGGCAATAGGCAGAACATCGTTTGACGCTAAGCCCGAAGCACTAAGCGCAGGAAGTTGCGTAATCCTAGTATCCGCCATTTCCGATGAAAGCTATATTATCCTCTAAGTCTAATCATCAATTTCCTTCAACAGGAAGTCAAGAGAAGGCTCAATGATTATCTTGTCATCATTTTCCTGCAGAACATAGCCAACTGGAGTGCCTACTAATAGCTTGATTTCGCCAGTTGTAACAAAATCAATGGAGCAAGAAATAAGCTGTCCAGCATCCACTTCTACGCCAGCGCGTGTAACAACTCCCGTAAATTCATAAAACACATTATCAGCCCTTGAATCTACCGTCTTATCAGTGACATACAATGCGCAATCGAAAGCCGATCCAATGTCAACGCGCTGGATAAGTTGCAGCATTAATAATGGCGTTTCACTTATGCCGGTAGTGGCCGATGAAAAGAGGCAATCAATGCTGCCATTGCCGCTAATAAGTCCAGCGCTATACTGTTGCTGAAACTTATCTGCTAGCGAAGTGGAATCAACAGCTTCTCTACTTGTGTTTAAAGAATAAGACTCCACGTCTCCCAAGATATTGTATGACGTATCTCTTGTCCTAACCGTCACTGGAATTGGAATGCCGCTGAAGCTAGTTAAAGCATATTCATTTGCTCTTGTATTATTAACTGCATCAGCAAAAGAAGCGAAAAACCTTAAGCCCCCCATTGCATTGACATTGACATAAGCCTGAATAGTATTTTCTACTTGATTACTCGACCATGCACTTGGATTGATAAAAAGCAATCCTCTACTGTCGCCTGTTTCAATGATGACAGAATCTCCCGTTAAAAGATTATCAAGCGAACCATCAAAGCCAACTCTTGCAAGCACTGTATTAATATCGTCAGGAGCTATGGCGCTATCAAAAGAGGCTGCATTAGCTCTACGCAAACGAACATTGCCCGCATGACCAGCAAAGTAAGTCATTCTTAATAATCAGGAAATGACGCCATTAGTCAGAAAATCACCATCCACTGTAAATGAAATTTGTACCTGCGTAATTTCTCCAGTACTCACGCCAACAGTGGCTTGATTAATATAAGCATAAAACTGAATATCATCACCCGCATTTGTGCCCACTTTCAAAGTGAGCAATACTTTGTCACTTTCTGTCACATCGCCAACTTTTTGTATTTTGCTTAGCAAATCAGTGAACGGGGCATAAGTGGTTGATTCGCCAGATTCAAGACGATAGTACATTAAAGTGGCGCTACCAGTGGAGCTTTTACGCCCTGGAATAAATTTACTGGCACAATTGTCAATAGTAGAAATATCAAGCAATTCAACAGACGTCTCTAACGACCAATCGCGAACTTTGGCAACTGGCTTGCCACCATAAACAATAGAGCCAGTGCAACCGGTATAGTAAGCCATTGCCAATCATTTATATTGCGATCAGTCTAACACTTCAAATAGTGATGCAGGACTTGTCGGTAATGACAATGACGTGCGAATAGGCTCTTTTTTTGTTATCGGCTCCGTTTGCGTGCCACTTAAATTTGTAACATTAGTAATTTTGCTTCTGCCATCGGCGAGAGTAGGATGTTCAATTGCTCGAACAGTCACTTCTCCCTCTTCGTCCATTTCCACTTCTGTCACCTTAAAGACCCTCTTTTTCTTCACTTGACTTCCCAGCACGAATAGCCATCCTTCGTAAGAGCTTAATCCCGCCGCAACATTTGAAGACACATTTGTTGACAATGAAATGGGCGCAGCATCAGGAGAATACACAAGAAAACTATACGTGCCATTGATAACTGTTTGAGAAAGGGGAAGATTCAGCGCCCCATTCTTTTCAATGCGTCCGCTATAAATGCCTTCCCAAGAGGTGTTGCCAATATCCACGTAAATATAGGCGCCGGGCCTTAACGGGGAATTGGTGGGAAATGTTTTGAACTCTACATTTCTTTTTACGTGACGCTTTTGCTGACAAAGAAACTTCGCAAACAAAATTGCCTGGTCTCTACTTGTCACGTAATCAGAAAGGTCGTAAGTTTGCCTAAATCCAGAAATATCTGTCACTCCAGCAAGTCTCACTTCAACGCTTTTATTTCTAGGGAATGTCTCATTGGTTTCTGTGCTGCGATAAATGACATTGGCAATCAAATCTTTAGCGTCAGTGCCGTAATCAATAAGCTCTTCTTTATATGAATCTTCAAGAATGTTGCCAGCATTAAAGAGTGCAGTGACGCTTAACTGCGAATCAACTACAATACTGCCACTGCCGTCCACGGGCATCATTGGAATGAGAGTCTCACGGCCTCCAATACGTGCCATTTCTAACAAGCTATAAGCTGCTGCTTCCACCCAAAAATCTCGCCATCCCCTTGGATCACTGTTAATGCCATCAAAGAAGAGCTGATTAACAATGCAAAACTTTTGCGCTATGGCCAAACTTTGATAATCAATGGCAGCAGAATTTGTAAACTGACCAATGCCATCAATAGGATCCAATGCTGTGTCAAGAAAAATTTCCGGCACATAGTTTGATGCTACATTTGGCGTAGCATTTGGCAGTCCCGTTGTAGTGTTAATACTACGCACGAGCCTTCCTTGATTAACGAATACGGTGAATGAACGCAAATCTTGCACCCCTTGGCCGCTATATGCATTAAATCCAACCAAGCTTAAATTGTTATAAAGACCAGCGTAATTTGCCAATGATTCCACTCGCTGCTCCGTTACGGCCGCAATTGTTATCTCTGGGCCGTTTTCAAAGCTGTAGCTAATTTGCGTGTCGCTTTTCATGGAGAATAATCCCCATTCACTTACCCCCCATGGACTTTTTTCAATGGGAGGAACCATTGGCTTGTCGCTTTTCGCCGTCCTTATGATTCCAATGAAATAAACTTGAGTGCCATCGTTATTTGTAACGACATTTGATGTTCCATTGTTTTCAATGTAAGCGTATGAAATGCCACTATTAAATCCATACTTACGCAGTTCGGCTGTAACCTCGGCAATAGGTTCAAACTTGAATTCCCACTTCACTCCATTGACTGGCGCGATAAAGTTAATATCAACAAAATTATCCTGATCGGCCTTTCTTCTTATTACAAAAATATAATTTACACGCTTGTACTGAGAAGACGCGCTCTCTCTGTACCACATCCAGAAAAAGCACTGTCGATATTTGAGGCCGTTGTCCGATAATTTATACTTGCTTTCCTTGTTCTCTCCATATTCTTCTTGGCGCCCAGATATGCGTTGAAAAACCTTAGCCTTGAGAGAAAATCTAACAATGCGGCAGTCAGTAATTGTTTGATAGCTAGCTTCTTCAGTTTTGACTAAGCACTTTGTATTGAAATAATCAGCAACATCTCCGGGGTTGTCAATTAATTCATCCAGTTCATTAATGCGGTTGAGATTTGATTGCACTTCTGTAACTAAAGCAGCATCACGTTCTGCTTCTTTTTGTCGATTACGTCCGCCGCCAGTAGCAGCAACTTGTTGCAGTATGCCGCTATAGGCATTGCTATTTTTCTCATTGATTAACTTCCTGATAAGCTTAATCTCCGCTCTTCCCTGCTTCTTGTTATTATCTCTCGGAGAAATAACATAGCCTTCTTTTACTCCAAACTCTTCAATGGCACGAGTGAGCTGTCGTTGTAGCTTCTTGATTCGCTTTTTTACATCTTTTTTCTTCCAGCCAGCTTCAAGATCTACATATTGATCCTCAAGATCATCAATTGCTTTTGCAAGTTCAGCCACTTTTGGATCGCTTAATGCTGAATTCGCCAAAGTATCTAAATACAGTTTTTCATCAACAGCGGAAAATTCGCCCTGGGGATTTTTTAAGGTTCTTGAATAATGCGTAATCGCATCAATCCAGTCCTCTGCTTGGTCAATACTTACCTTGATATTATTTAAATCCCCATTGATAAACGAATTGAAAATAAGATCGTCGTAAATTGGCGGAGGATTCAGCTGGATAAGCTTAATTTCTGCGTTTCTGGCACGCAAAGAATTTCGCTCATCTTGCCAAACTTTAATAATATTGTTAGGGCGTTGAATGTTGTAATCAGCACTGGGACAGACTCCCGTTTCAATGCATTCAAACACAGCCAATGAGCCGCTTGTCTCTAAAGACTGATCACCAGAAAGACTAACAAGGCGAAACTTTGCGCTCCCTAGCTTGTAAGTGCCAGCAGCATCAATGCGACTCAGATAGCTTACTCTTTCTTCTTCTGCTGCTATTTTGGTCGGGCCTTGTTTTAGTGGACCTGCTTGATCAAAGCTAAGCGCTAGCCTTGTCCCCGTGGGGATAAGAGGTCTACTTGCTCCCCAATAAGAAGTGATAAATGATGAAGTGGTGCTACTAATGATAATTTTTAAATCTGCACTTTCTAGATCACCATCAGTGCCGCGCTCTTGCACCAACACCTTAATTGGCACTGGGGCAAATACTCCGCAAGTAGTCAATGTGGTTGGAGAAAATGACTGGCTAAAGCCTTCCTCTCTGACACCGGCTCTGTTAATTTTATAAACAATGTCAGAAGCTGTATAGTTTGGATCGGTTGTACTGCCAGAAGGAAATGCAATGTTATTAAATTTAACATTGCCAGCGGGATTGAAATAGGTCCAAGTCTTTTGCGTTGCGAATTGCCGAATAGGAGTCTGACCAAATGCACTCCGCGAAAAATCAACGCTATTAATTGTTCCTGCCCCAAGGAGCATTAATGTTTCCATGTATTGGCTTGAACCGTAGCTTGTCACGGAAGACCAAATTAATGATCCGCCAACCCTCACTCCTCCAGTTGGATTGACTGTTGAATTGCAATACACTAAATTAACCGGATCTCCATAGCGACCAAGTTCTTGCGCAGAATTAAAGCCAGTGCGTGGAGCAAACCTTTCTTGTCGTGATGCGCGTTGGTTCTTTTTGTCTGGAGTTTGTGGCTTAGGAGCAAGAAGAGCCGCCGCCACTTGCGCTACTGTTCCGACAATGGTAAAAACCAGAGCAACAATGGCCCAGTCAATACCAACGGCCTGTGGAGTTGCTAGTTTATCTTCAATGGAAAGGGAGTAATCATATTGCGCCGACAAAAAATCTAAATACTCCTCTTCCGTTACGTCAAGAGCTTCAATAAGCTGGTGTTCGTAAGGAAGAAGCTTGCGTGTCATTTGTTTAACCAAAAATGATAACCAATAGTATCAGGAAGGAAAGCTAGTACAACGCCTGTTGTCTTAGTGATAAAAAGCGTTTGACCATCATCCATGACAGTACCAAGCGCTCCAATGCCTCCAGACGGAAGCAGAACAACTGAATGGGGGCGCGGTTGCTTTAGTCTAACTCCGTTTTTTAAAAGCCATTTTGCAATAAATTGCTTTGGCAGTGATTCGTCTGTATATTTATCAAAAATCCATTTCAACTCTGGAGTGTAATCATAATAGCCAAGTCTCTTATGTACTTCAGCGGCTAGCAAGCAACAATCAACTGTTCCACTTCCATCGCCAGGATATGCAGCCCATGCTCGTTGTAAGCCAATTAAATCATTCATCTTAAATACAGTTCACTATTCAACGGCAGTGGACCTACTAACTGTCTTGTCAGAGTACGAGCAGGAAAAGCCGTGCCGATGCTATCAACGGCAGAGCGAAATCTCAATTCAACAGTGGTCTCGCTAAATCCCGCTCCAATGCCAGTGTAAAAGTCTGTCGATGGACTACCAATGATTGAGCCGGCTGCATCTACATAGGCAGTAGTTAGTTCTAAAGTGCTTAGATGGTTATATTGGCCCGCTTCAACAAGCCTTAAAATGAGTTCAATGCTAGGAAAAAGGATTTTTAGCATTGGATTGTCGCCGTTGATAGCTGCCATTGCTCCATCAGCTCTAAACGGAACAAAGCTATAAGACAAACTATTGAAAACTTTCGCCTCATTGACAAAATAATTTTGATATAAATGCGTTTGTCCGTTAGCCGTGCTCAGCTTAAAGAACTGAACCATTCTAATTTCAGCCATTAAATCATTTCTCCCATTAATCTTACTGATACAGAATAAAACTTACACGACTCTGACTGTAATGTTGGAGGCTCTGCATACTCCCATAAAATAGTAGTTGGCGCTTGAATTAACGCTTGCAGTGTAGTGCTCATGCCAGCAAAAAGCGATGCAGGCAGGGGAAATTTAACAAATCCAGCCCGCACATCATTGTAATGCTGCAAAATTAACGCGGCATCAGTATCACCGAGTTTAAACTCAAGGCTAAGCTCATAACTGAAAGGCTTATTTCCAAAGCTTCTTTTTGTAACAGCGCCGGAAAGTGCTCTATAAGTTTTTGTGGCATAGGCCCCCATTTTGCACGAGCGGGCCGTTGGTTTGAGCGATGGGAAAATAATTGACATTGTTTATCACCTCATACCCAAACGGCTGCGCGTAGATGGACTTTGCTGTAGTCTATCTAGCGTCATTCCCATGCCACGCCGAGCACCATCATTAGCAGCAAGCTTTCTGGTTTGCGCCATTGCTTGCTCTAACTGATCACGACTCACGTATTCAGTGCCTCCAATATTAGTGGTTTGGAAGCTCATATTTAATACGGGCGATGCAGCTTGAGAAGTCATTTTTTCACGGATGCTAGAAGAATTCAGTCTGACAGGAATACTGCGACCGTCTGGCAATGGAACAATGGCTTCGTTGTATTTGCCTTCGCCCATAAGGCCAAGAGTGGGACCTCCAACTGTACCTCCATTGGCAAACGCACGGAATGGAACAAATCCTCCCTTTGCCACACCACCATTGGCAAACCCTTTCAAGTTAAATACATTACCAAAACCAGCAATGGCTCCACCAACGCTTAAAAGGATACTGCCAATGCCGCCAAGCACATTTGACGTGCCTCCTTCCTTGATTTGGTTGATGCCAGCAGCAATGCCCATGATTGCACCAGCTGCAATGCCAACTGCTTGAGTGGCTTTGCCAAGACTTTCTTTAAACTTATCGCCGTTATCCTTGGCGTCTTGGGCTACCTTGCCTCCCAATTTAACTGTTTCCCAAGAGTCAACTGTTACTGTTTTCAATTTCTCCGCATAGGCAGTAGCGCTATCGGTGAGGGTTCCCAAGCTTTCGCTGATACTGGTAAAGGCAGATAATGGAAGTTCTGAAGCAATGCTTGCTGCTCCGCCTTGTTGATACGACGCATCCTGTGGATTGGACGATGGCATGGAAGGCCCAATAGTGTTGGCGGATTGCTGAGGAGGCACTGCGCCAGGGGCACCTCCGCCCCCTGGCTGTGTATTGTCAGCAGTTCTTTTAGTATTGCTAGCAATTTCTTGCTGCTTAGCCAATTGTTCTTCTAGTTTTTTAATCATATTTGCCCTAGTTTCTTCTTCATTTGGCACTTTAAAAATGCTACCAAGAGTCTTTTTGAAGAAATCTTCTACTGGTTTCATCGCGAAGTCAAAGAACATGGTCAAGAATTGGTCTGCTAAAGCATCTTGCGCTTTCTTTAACGCTTCCACTGAATTAGTGCCCTTGGCAATTTCTTTAAACAAGTCTTTATAAGTGCCAGTTACGCCTTCAACTGCTTGATTAATTCTTCCAGAAATCTCTTGGATGGCCTTAAGAGCATCTTGCTGCTTTAAGGTGGCAAGCGTGTTTTCAAGCTGTGCTGTCGTAAATTTCTGCAGTTGATCAGTGGCATAGTCAGAATTTTGTCCAAACAATTCAACAGCAATTGCGGCAGTTGCAAGCTCCACTCTTTGAGCCTTGGTTAGCTCTATTCCATCCTCCTGCATCTTTTTGTATTTTTCGTAGATCGGCAGTTGCTTATTGTATTGATCCCGCAATTCCTGCAGAATGCCATTGCTTTTTTCTTCTGCTAGATACAAGCTTTCCTTAAGATCAATTACTTCCTTGGGAATGCCCTTAAGCTCTAGAGCATTGCGTGTCGCAAGCAGTTTATTCTGTAGCGTCAACTGAGCTACAGGGAAAAGCGCATCTAGATTTTGCTTAGTAATTAATGCCACCTTTTTAATGGCTTGCTCAAGAGAGGTATTTAGGCGTAATGCCTCCACCAGTTGTGCTTGTTCTGTTTTAGCGGCGGCAACAACATCTCTTTTTTCACTGCCAGACACTGGCCGTGCAGGAGCAAGGCTTCCAACTTGCATTCCTTCACGAATATTGGAATGTAGCCCTGCTCCAAAATCAGTAATTGGACCATAAGGCCCTTGGCCTTTGGGAGCATTGGGAGGGCGATTTCCTGGTGCTACACTTCCCGCTGCTTGAGTGACTGCCTGTCTTGCTTTAAACACTTCTTCTTCATAGCCAATCATTGCGTCAGATAGTTCCTTTGCAAACTTAATGCGTGTTTGCTGAATTTCATCTGCACCACTTTCTTCATAGGCAAATTGCATATCAAGAAGCTTTTTCTTGTGTTCAAACAAGATATTTGCTCGCTCAATTTCGCCTTCTGTACGCGCTTTAGCAAGTTGATCTGCCAAGCTTTCTAGGCTTTCTAGGCTTTGAGCTTTCGCCTGAGTGGCCTGTCCATCTTCTGCGATAGCAGTCGCGACACTTGGCGTGGGCTGATTAATCCCTAATTGCTTTTGCGTTTGCAAAGCTTGTTTTTGTTGTTCCTTAAGTACTAGAGTGGATTTTTTGGTTTCAGCAGAAATTTGACCGGCTTGCTGTTGAGCCTTGGCAAGTTGTGGGCGTAAAAATGCTTGTATTTGAAATCCGCCTTGAGTTAACTGATTGCCAGAAATAATACCTGCAATTTCATTTGAATATTCAGCCGCCGCTTTTAGTTGAGCCATTTCACGAACACTAATTATCGGCTTACCGCCTTGCCTCATAGTGCTTCTATTTCTGGCGTAAATATCCTCTAACGTTTTAAGTCCACGCTCAACCGCTCTATTTTTCGCTAATTCTTGATTAAGTTGGGTGGTCACTCCCATCACTTCGCCAGAAGCGGCAGCTTTAGCTCCTTCGGCAATGGCGTTTTTAGACGCATCTGCCGCTTCTTTCGCCCTATCACGCATTGTCATGAAAGCTCCAGCTAACATGCTTACACCTGCAATGGCAAGCCCAATAACGCTTGCCGCTGTAAGCGCAAGAAGAGCACCTTTTAATCCAATTGCAGCTACCGTACCAGCTTCCATTTGCAGCCCTAAAAACTGAAAACCAGCAGCAAGAATTTTGGCTGACACGCCAGAAGCCGTCATTGCCTTTGTTAATGAGCCCATTTGAATGGCCATATTCAAGATACCTACACCGGCCAATACACCACGCAGAGCTAGCATGACTCCCGTAAAAATCAAAGCCGCTGTTCTAGCTGTTTGGAAGCCAATAAATAATGCAGTAAGGCCTCCAATCACAGACGTTAAATTTGTTCCTAAAACAGTTAAAACGGGAGAAAGGAACCCGCTAATTCCTTTGACCATATTCATTACAAACGTGCCAGCTTTGCCTAATTCTTCTGCAAACTTGCGAATGTCTGCTGCTTGTTTTGCGATTGCTGGATCCTGAGCCGCTTTGATTAGCGAGTTATATCTAACAGTAAGTGCCGCAACGCTTTGCTCTGCTCCACGAATTTCATCCTTACTTGCGCCTCCTGCTTTCAAAACACCAAGATTTTTCTGAGCATCTTGTAATTGCGTAAAGCTGCGTTCAATTTCCCCTGTAGCAATCTGCGCTGATTTTGAAAGCTGATTTAATGATCCTCCAAGTGGCACAAGAATTGCTTGCGCTGCCGCATTTGCTAACGGCGCAAAGCTTTCTAGCGTGCGCTGAAAATCTCCTTGTACTGTATTAAGAAGACCTTGCAACGAACGTCCAGCCGCTTGTGCGCCAGTACCAAATCGTGTCATTAGCTCGTCGCTAACATTTGCAAACACCTCTCTAAATCTTTTGCCAACAAATTCTCCATCTTCCATTGCCTTGCTAAATTCTTTCACTGACATACCAGCAGCTTTGGCAAAAATTGCCAAAGCACCAGGAAGTACATCGCCCAACTGCCCCTTAAGCTCTTCGCTCATGATTTGGCCTTTACTTGCCATCTGGCCAAACGCATAGATCACTCGCTCTGCCTTATCTGGCGTTAGTTGCAATGCGGCCGTCGCGGCACTAATACCAGTGAATAGTTTTTCAATGGAACCAGAATCAAAGCCAGAAGGTCCCATTGACGCAAAAAGCCTTGTAAAGCCAGTGCGTGTTGTTTCTAGATTTAAACCAAATGCACGCTGAACATTATCCACGTAAAGAAGTTCTTTGCCATACGTGCCGGTGTCTTGAGTGGCAGTTTGAAGAGAGTTGTTATATTGCTGTTGAGACTTGGCCGCATTTAATACTCGCCCAGGTAGTCCAGTGATGAAAGCAAGTCCTCTGTATGCAGTGCCATAAAGCAACACTTGTTTTGTTGCATTGGCAAATTCTCCTCCAATTTCACGCAGTCCGCCAATTAGAGGTAACTGACTTGCTTTAAACTTATCTGCAGTTGCTTGCGCTACTTTAAGCGCTGCACTATACTTAGTGGCAAGATCAAAGTATCCTTTGGGAAGTTCAGTCATTGGCGGCTGTTTGCCACCGCCTCCTCCAATGGGAGCCGGAATACTTGGCGCTCTCATGAACTGCGGCTGACCTAGAACGGCTCCACCACTCACTGCATTGAAACGCATTTGACTTGGAGGAGTAGTTCCGCCAGCAGCAGGTAATGCGCGTTGAGGCGCCATTGTCAATGGCACCCTTGATCCCGGCCTAAATTGAGGCTCTTGAGGACGAGCAGTAATATCTTTTACACTCACTGGAATCACTGCTTGCGCTTCAGCAAGACGAAGTGCATTCGTCACTTTCTGCAACAGCGAACTTACGGCGGCTCCCACTTGGGCTTGTTTTGCTCTTGTTTCGGCATCACGTAATGCTTGCGCTAAATATGCAAAAGCGTTCATTGCGCTCTTGATACCCATGGATGTTTCACTAACATCCACTTCAATAACAGTAAACTGACGCTGTAAAATTTCGTCTAAATTTTTCTGCAATGCAGCGTAAATACGCTTTGTATCAACCAATACGCCGCCAGGAGCGCCTCCTCCTGCGCTTCCCAAGAGATTGCGATAGATGCCTTCCACACCTTGCGAGATGGCTGTTCTCTGCGTCTGCGCAGGAAGTAATCGAACAGATGCAGTCGAAGGCATTTGCGCTGCCTGCATTGTTCTTGTTGCTGATTGAATGGTTGCCGCTCGTGCCTGTTTTAACGAAGCAGGATCTATGCCGAGCATATGGAATATGCCGCGAGCAAAAGTGTCCAACACTTGACGAAGCGGTTCCCTGTTGGGATTGCGCATTACAGCCTTAATATCTAAATACTTGGTGATAGCTTCAATACTTGCTTCTTGTACGAGCTTGTCAATCAGCTGAGCAGCATTTTCACTTTTATATTTCGAAAATCCTTCTACTCCTACTTGACGAGCAATGTCTTTTAACTTGGTAATACCCTGCCCGCTAATGGCGGTGCGAAACTCTTCTCTGCGTACCTTGCCAGCGATGTCCTCTAGACGAGGTAACGCCGTTCCCTGAGTACGCATGTACTCTTCAAGGCCAGCATATCCTGTTTTGCCAGTCGCAAATTTGCTTTTGCCTGCTGCAACTCCGCCTTCAAGCTCCGCTTTAATTTTGACAGTAACACCGCCAAGTTTTGATTGAACTGCCGTCTTGAACGCAGCAATATCTTCATTGTTAATTCCAGGCTTGACGCTCACTGGAACGCGAAGCTTTCCTCCTCCCTGCTTGATTTTCTGATTGGCTTCAATACGCCCTTGAATGGCATCTAAAACATTCTGTACTTCCTTGCCAGTGGCGCCATTTTTCAAGCCAACTACAATTTGAGCTTGTTTGCTTAAGTTCTTGACAAAAGTGGCAACATTGGGAAGATTAAGCTTTGTATCAAGCGGAATTTGGCCACCTTCGGAGAGAATGTCTCGTCTAATTTGAGCGCGAATCTTTTTGGTCTTATCACGTCCAAACTTTGGAACGCTTGCATTAATATTTACGTCAAGTTCAATCTTTTCGTCTTTAAGGGCCTTTAATTGCCCATGCAAGGTTTCAACTTTCCCTGCTAAACCTTCTAGTGTCCTGCTTGTAATCTTGACGTCAAAAGTTTTGCGTCCAAGATACGAAGATAAAAGTCTAAACTGAGAAACAATACTTTCCTTCTTAAATTGCACTTGCACGGGCACGTTGTAGCCCGCAGCCGCTTGCCCTAACCCCGTCAGTTGTTGCCTAAAGAATGCAAGATCAAGACTTACCTTTAGCTTCAGTTCGGCGTCTTGAGCTGCCATCTTCTTCTATGCGCTTAATAATGCCTTCATTCTATAATCATTGCCCCTGATTACGTCCGGCAAATGCTTTTAGTTCATCAGCTAACAATGCAATAACACGACCATCCATCACGCGCTGTTTCATCAGCTTCTGAAGCACAACAAGACTTGCATCAGTTACGCCATCGTCTCGCTTCAATGCCTTCATATCAAACGGCAGGAAATCCTCAGGCTTCACCTTCGCCTTCTTGCCTGCCATCATTCCAGCAGCCATTGTTCCAAGCTTGGCCACTGCCACGCTCTGCACGTTGTATTTTGCAACGTCGTGCTTATCTAAATATTTCAATGCCGCCTTCACATCGTCAAGCTTTTGCAAGCCAAAGTTCTTAGCTTGCCAGCGGTCATCATGAAAATCAGACGATGCGAGGCGGAAATAGATTTCGTTCCAATCAGCCAAAGAGGCCAGATTCTTTCTGGCCCTGGCCTCTAGCTTTTCTGCTACTGAGGAGAATTCCTCGTCTTCCGTTTTTTTGCGGCGTCTGCTGCCTCCTCTACTTCAGCGTTTTGCTCGTCTGCAATAAATTCCACCACTTTTGCAATAATCTTACGCGGCAGATTTTTAGTGTCTTCCAGCTCCCAATCAGCAAGATCGCGCCATTCGCCATCAATCATGCCCTGACCGCGAGAACGCATGAAGGCAGTAACCATGCGAGCGTTAGTGCTTTCCACGGAACTACCGCTGGTAATCATGCTCAGCGTCTCTTCCGTATATTCAGACAGCAGCTCAGCTTCAGTGATGGAGCCACCGCCACCTTGCAGAAGATTAAACGCTTCGTCCAGCGGAATGTCTTTGGCAGTAGCAATGCGCTTAGCCAGTTGCACTGCACGAATGGTAGCTTGGCTTTGAAGCTTGCTAATCTCTTCTTGTTCAATAGCTTCTGCCACTAACCAGCCGCCATATTTCTTCAGGCGAATATCCGGCAGCAGTTCGAGATAGTCTTCAGCCTTCGTCTGCAGAAGGAAGCTGTATTTGCTCATGATCTAAAACGTTTAGCAATGCATTGAACACCTTCACTCGCTCATGAGAAGAACGAAATTCAGGCGGCACTTCAACTAGCAAAGCATGATTTTCGTTTGCAATTCTAATAGTAGTTTCTCGGCAAGAAATAAGGCAGAGAATGCCAGCTTCTAATGCGCTGCCGTCTAGCTTGCAATTGATGGCGTGAACTGTTTTATCCTGGCTCCATAAATAGTCTATTTTCATTGACGGAAGGCAGCTCTAATCCTTGATGATAAGGCCCTGCTCACATTGCTACTCTCAAATAGATCACGCTGCTGGAAAATATCAGTCCATTGCCTTGGTTCTAAATTAGTCGAAAGTCCTTCATGTACATACCATGCGTAGCTATCACCGGATTTGTTTTTAGCGTCCCAATTCCATGAGGCAGTGACATCTATCTTTCCTGGTTCAATTTTGAGGCTGTCTCTTCCGCTTTTGTACAAATTTCCTAAATCATAAATATCGCGCGGTTCCGGTCCCACTAACTCTCCGTTTTTTCTTTTTGTTTCGCCTGGATAGTCCCATTTAGGCTCTAAGAATTGGCCTCGAAAATAATCGTTAATGTCAAAGCGCGACCAGGTTTCAAAAGCTTTTGTCAGCTTCGCTTCTAATGCCGCTGCATTGATAATTGTTCCGCCAACAATAACGCCGCTCATGGTGCCATCAATGGTCGAAGGATTAAATCAGGAATCATGAAACGACAACGCTCATAAGCAATGTCATCACCAGGGAAATATCGTGGAGTGCAATCAGGAAATCGCCTAACTATTCTGTCCATTGCCTGCGCCATCTGTCCGCCACTAGGCGTATATTGCACCAAAATAACTTCCCACACTTGGGATACTTTAACGGTGCCTCCTAATGGCGATCGTGGTGCAATCTCCGGGAACTGGCGCATGGTCACTTCTAGCCCCTTCGCCTTCCATTCCTTAGGCACGCCTTGCTGCCCCACCACATAAACTGCAGGAATGCTCTGACCAGTAGGCAAAATATATTCGCCAATCAAATTGGGAGACGCAGAAAGAAGTTCACTGACAACTTCCCTAAGTTGAGAAATGTTCATAAAAAGAAAGCCTCCCATAAGGGAGGCTAGCAGAAATCCTATGCGGAATGAAATTAGCTATTGGGAGCAGTGGGAATCAGGGAGCCAGTGTTAGTGGCGTTCTGATGGATGCCAATACGACCACGGCTAATAAGGTCAAACGTGCATTCCACGAGATTGTCAGCAGGATAGCTCTCGTTATAGTTCATCACGCGAGCGACATAAGCCACACGATCGTAGTAATAGGTGGTACCAGAAGCGCCGAGCTGCTTATTAATCTCAACATACACTTCCGAATTCTTGTCATAACGAGACGAGCTAATCACTTGGAAAGCTTCGTCAAAACTGTCGGGAATAAAAGTGGTGCCATCAACGTCTTTCTGGAAATAGGACGTAATCGACGCAGTAGCCTGGCTGGTAACAATCACGCTATCAGCGTAACCACCACCACCAAGCAGGTAGAATTCCTGATTGCCGTCGTTAAAGGCAACAGAAGCCGTCGTAGCGGCTTGAAGGGTGTAGAGCGTAGGAGCACCGCTAACAGTGAACGTAGCGCCGCTTTGAGTGATAATAGGACGGCCAGTACCGGAAATGGAGCCAACGCGAACAATCACGTCTTGGCTCTTCACCAGTTCAGTGGGATGGTAGAGCATGGGAAAATTCCTCAGCGATGGAAGAGAAAGTGATTAAGCGTTGTCAACGCTTCCTTTGCCAACTAGTCTAAAAATTCCTCTAATCGGCGTGCCGAGGAATTGCCAATAATGCTCAGCAATTTCCTCGTTAGGCAGCAGCTCAAATCTCCCTTCTCTTCCATTGATGGTCGCCTGTGCAGTGTCACCAAACGTTACGCCAGATAGCGTCAATGGTGAAGTGAGACGACCCTCCATATAGACGGCAGTTTCATCAGCTCCAAGCAATTGGTTGTATCTTGGGGAGTTTTTCCGCCGAAGCGTTGCGTAGAAAGTGACGCCGCTCGTAATGGCCACATAGTTGCCAGTCTCACTGTCAACGGCATACCCTGAAGCCACTGACCATACGAGAGTCGCATTAGCAAGTGGCGGCAGGAAATTAGTCACACTACAAAACCAACGCCAGAATCAGGAAGAGAATTGAGCATTCGTTTGAACTCTTGCCCATATTGAGAAGCATCTAGCCCCTCACCATACACTTTGCCATCAGTGGCACCAATTTGAATGCCCATTTGTGCAAGTTGGATGGCAATGATATGAGCAGCTAGGAATTTAACCGCCCTATCAGTTTGGCTTCCAAACACGTCTTCCGATGCATCGTAAACAGCTTCAGAAATGGCGCCGTTCACAATGCCCGATGGATGTGGCGTGAATTCAGGAAACCGTTCAAGAAAACTCGCATAAGTGACTGCCATAATCAGGCTTTCCCAATGCGAATGTTTTCTTGACGCTTAGCAATGGCATTACGCACCCTTACTCGCCCTTCAATCTTTTTCCAACCGGACAGTTGATCTGCATCATGGATGAGTTCAATAGTACGGATGGCTTCCACCAATGGCAGTTGAGAAAGAGTTTGCACATCTTGGGGAATGTCTTCCACCATGATTTGCTCTCGCACTTCCTCAATAGCTCCAATGTTCATAAGGCGTTTTACTGCCCTATTCTCACGAGCCACTTTCCATTGATATTCAGGAATGTCTTGATTAAGGCCAGGAGTAAGCTGGATCATGCCAGCATCAGTGATAATGCCGAACCCACCTTCGCGAGGCGGATTTTCAAGTTCGGGACGATAAGCAATGAGCATTGTTCAATTAAAAACAATTGTCAATAGCTTAACGTCCCTTTCTTGATTAACTATCCTCAGGCCGAAGCTTGAACGTAAATGACGCTCTTGGGATAGTACAGAGCCACGCCACCAACGCGAGCATGAGCGGGAACAATGAATTCCAGACCACGCTGTTGGGGCGGGAACAGCTCAAGCGGCTGAGGAATGTGCAGTTGCACTTTCTCGGGGTCGCGCTTATACACAACCATGCGGTTGGTATTGAGTTCGCTGTTGTCGGCATCCAGCTGGTTGATGGGCTCAACGTTGCGGATGTAAGGGTTGGTACGCAGGAAATATTCCAGCACGGTAACGTCCGAAGAGTCAGAGTTACGAGTGGTGCTCACCTTGTTATAGTCTTCCCAAGCCATCAGAATGGTGTCGGGAGTCTCTTTCATCTTGGAGCCGTTGATAATGGCAGTCACGCCATAGTTCAGCAGCTCAAGCATGTCCTGGGCAGTGCCAGAAGCAGTGGAGCCAGTGAACCAACGGTCAGCAGCAACAACGTCCACAGTGGCATTGTTGAAGAAACCAGCCAGGCTCACCGAAGATTCGCCAAACAGCGCAATGCTTTCGACTTTCTCTTCATAGGCACGACGCACGGCAGCAGCACGACGCTGTTCCAGAGCGATGTTGGCCATTTGAGCAGCACGCAGTTCCTGCACGGTGTAGCCAAAGCTACCACCAATGGAACGGATGTTGATGCTCTTCTCCACTTGGCTAATGTCAGCACGCGGCAGATCATCAGCGGCATCCGCGATCAGACGGAACTCGCCAGTGGAGTCCATGATGCGGTAGGTGAAGGTTTGAGCGCCAGGACCGGCTTCACTGGTCACAGGCAGAATGGTGGGGTATTTGATGTCAGCGTAAGTGGTTTCAAATACCTGCGGACGGATGTACTCAAGCTGACGCTCAAGAAACAGGCCCGCATCGTCCATGCGAAATTCAGACATTAGTAGGGCCTCCTATCAGTCGCCAGTAAGAGTAAAGGAAGGGCCATTCAGTTCAAGAATGGCAAGACCAGAACCAGTGGTAGTGGTCAGATAACGAGCGTTGCCAACAGTAGCGGTTTTGCCCGAAATCGAAGTGGAAGAGAACTGACCGGCATACTTAACGCCAGTAGCAGTGTGGATGACGCGCACAGCAGTGGAAGGATTGACTGCACCATGCACATACACGGCGACAGCGCCTTCGCTAGCCACGTTCATCAGTTGATCCACTTTCACGCCAGGACGGCTATTAGCGTCAAGGGCAGTTTCATCAACGTAGGTGAGCACGTTAACGCCAAGGAAAGTATCGCCGGAAGCGGCAATAGTCTTGGCGCCACGACCGCCAGTGCCAGAGCTGTCATACACCACGCCATTGCCAAAAGGAATGACAACAGCAGTTTCGTTGACGCGAGAAATGATCGTGTTGTTACGAATGTCAGAAAGTTGACCTTCGAGCAGAGCGTCGTGCGTCAGGTCATAGCTCTGTTGCACGCCGCCAGCAGCAGCAGTGCCGCTTGCAGTAAAAGTTACAGCCATGGATTACTTAGCCTCCTTGGAGATGGAGAGAGGCTTCTTCCAAGCGTTTTGCAGCGCATCCATATAAGAGGAGGGGCCGCTCATGGGAGAAGCAATGGAAGCTACGGCTTTACGCAGCTCGTCAGTGGCGGCTGAATCAGCACGATCCACTTCAGACAGAGTGTCAAACATTGCTTGAACATAGTCGTCAGACTTTTCGTCCAGAGCAATGGAGTCGCCACGCACAGCTTTGATGGCATCAACCATCACTTCACGGGCGGTTTTGCCACCAAATTCATAGGCGGCATCCAGAACGGGCTTAGCTTTTTCAATCAGAGCAACACGCTCTTCAATCAGGGAATCCAGATTGATTTCCTTGGCAGTAGCCAGTTCAGTTTTCAGTTCTTCGACATGCTCAGCCAGAGCGTCAGCGCGACCTTCGGCAGAATCGCACTTGCCCTTCATTTCTTTTTCCATGGCGTCCATTTCGGACTTCATGGAATCAGCAGCGGCTTGAAGCTCGTCGTATTTCTTCTTCATGTCCTCGTAGGACATCTTGGCGTCTTCACGTTCTTTAGTGATAGCAAGAGCAACACTCTCACTCACCTCGAACTCGGCGCCATCAAATACTACCTTTGCAGGCATAATGGGCTCCTTATCAATGGAGAGTAATGACGGATCGGCAGCATCTTGACTATCAAGATGAAGCCTCACTTGCGGGCCAGCGCGGCCACGACGAACAACGGCAATATGATTTCCGATGATTTCTTTTTGGACGCCATCGTAATGTTCGCCATTGTTTGTTACGCCAGGCGTAGGATCATAACTAACCCTGTAGCCGGCTGATACTTCACGAGCATCGCCTTTCATGATGCGCTCAATAGTGTCTTCGTCAGTAATAGTCATTACCGCTTTGACAAAACCATTGTCATACACCACTTCAGTGCCACTAAATCCCACTTGGTAGTCTTTAGTGTTGGCTGCATCCAGCAATACTGGAGGATGCTCAGAAGTGATTGCCTTGCCCGCGAATGAGGCAAGACTTTCGGGAGACGCCACTTCTTCCTCTGGTCGATATTCACGACGAATGGAGCCATCAGCATCTGTGTAATGCTGAATGCCAGTTCGCGCAATTGACGCCCATGCACGAAGATAGCCTTCCGGCGTCACTTCGTATTTTTCAATGGGAGCAAAATCGTAGCGGCAAGAAATAGTGCTCATATCCTCACTTTATCAATTGAAGATTGTTATACTTTGTGAGATTATGCAGGACAGACTAGAAAGTGATGTATTTGGTAAGGAGCAATGCGGATGTGCTTAAAATGCCACATCAAGAAGCTCGTGCTCTCATAGCTTGTCGCATAAAAGAAGCCCGCCTTAATAGCGGGCTTTCTCAAGAAGACGTGGCTAAAGCTCTTCACATTAGTCAGAGTTCCTATTCTCGAATTGAACGTGGACTTCTCGCTCCAGATTGCGTGCAAATTCGCACTCTTAGTGGCCTCTACGGAATAAGCGTATTGTGGCTCATGGGCTACCCTTCGTTCATTCTCAATGCACGTCAGTCGTCGTCATCATCGTCATCTTGAATAGAGCGAATCTGCTCTTCCACTCCCTCCATAATGTATGCCTTCGCCATTGCTTCAATTTCAAACACTAAAAACTTAGTTGGGTCAAAATGAGGATCAGGCTTGTCGTAAACGCTCATCACATAAATGTGCGTCTCGTCTAAACGACCATTCTTGAAGCATTGCTTCTCCACTAATTCCCATCGAGAAGTGTTGCGATGTTCATTGGCAGAAAGGATGGACAATGCTTGCATCACGCCGATGCCTTCATCTTCTTCCTCGATGACGCGCACGAATTCACTCATGATGATTGTTTTTCCTAATCTTACTGTCCGACCATGGAAACGGAATAGCCATCTAAAGCGCTAATTTTTTCATCCAGAAAAGCTTGAATGGTTTTTTCCATGTGAGCGAAATGCTCTTCTTGGAGACCTGGATGGTTGCCCAAGAAAAACACACGATCCAACACTTCATAAGCATTGGGAAAGCCCTTCGCATTGCCTAAATGCTTATACCCAGGATGCAGAAGCAGATTGCCAGCGAAGTAGTTCCTAGTTTGCACGCCATTGTCTTCTAAATAGCGCTGCAAACCGTGTTTGATTTCTTTGCGCTGGAATACAAGCGGCACGCCAAACCAACTTGTTTCTGCATCGGGAAGTTCATCCACCACTCTCACTTCAGGACTATAGCCCTTAAACATGGAAGCAATGCGACGGTAATGCTTACGACGGCGCTCGTGGATGTCGTCAAACTTCTCCAACTGAACAAGGCCCACTGCACCTTGCAAATCCAGAGGTTTTAAGTTGTAACCAATGGTACTAAAGACGTATTTATGGTCAACTGGCGCATCATATCCTTCTAGCCATTTATCAAAGCGATTTCCGCAGGTTCCATTAGTAAGCAAGTTGCACTTGCCCACGCAATAGCAATCATGGCCCCACCAAGCGAAGCTACGAGCAAGTTTGTTGAATCCAGGAAGATTGGACGAAACCATCCCTCCTTCCATCGTCGTAATGTGATGGGCGGGATAGAACGAGCAAGACGATGCGATGAAATAGTCAGAAAGCCATTCACCTTGCCATTTTGTGCCTAGCGAATCACAGCCATCCGCAATCATTTTGATACGAGCTTTCTCGCAAATATCATGCAATGCCGTAATGTTATATGGATTGCCAAGTACAGGGCTGCTAAAAATTGCCACTGTCTTCTCATTAATTGCATCTTGGACTTGCTTTAAGTCCCAATTAAGAGATTGCCATTCAATATCGACAAAACGCGGCACAAGATTATTTTGAAGAATAGGCGCAACAGTCGTTGGAAAGCCAACAACACTCACGATAATTTCAGCGCCATCTGGCCATTCAAAATATTTTTTCAATGCAGCAATCATTATCAAATTGGCAGAACTGCCACTATTAACCATTAAGCTTTCCGCAAAATGGAATTTCTTGGAAAAAGCTTTTTCAAACTTGGCCACGTTTGGACCAGACGGTAACCAACCGCCTTCTTTTAAACAGGCAATAGCTGCCTCAATTTCTTGTCCGTCAAAATATGGCCCGGAGTAGAGAACCTGCGGAGTGTGCATAGATCGTGCAAGCCCTGCTGGAAATCAATCATTGGACGAAATCCAGCAGCATGAAGTTTGCCGCAGTCTAGTGCCATGAAAACAGACTGCTCAGTTCCATCGGCATGAATAGAGGAGATTTCGCTTTGAGAGCCAAGAATATCGCGAGCCTCGTAAACGATGTCCTCTAAAAATTCATACCGGCCACTGCCAATGTTAAAAACTTGACCATGCGGAGCTTTGTTGCTCAGCAAATACATGGCACGGCACACGTCCACAATGTGAATAAAATCACGACACATCTCCTTAATGACCACCACTGGCTCATTAATTGCCAGTTTGTTTATTAAAAAATGAAGAGCGTTTCGCTTCATGCTTCCATTGTCAGGCCCTCCATAAACATTCCCTAGACGGAATATCCTCCATTTCATGCCATGGCTAGCGCAATAGTCAATAACCAGTTCTTCCGCGAAGCATTTTGTCATTGAATAGATGCCATGCGGGAAGCAATTATCATCCTCTCTCATTGTCGTCTCACGACGCCCATAAACAAACCAACTGCTTACAAAATTGAATTCCTCCACTCCTGCTTGACGGCATGCGTCTAGCCGTTTCATCAATGCAGTGAGATTGGTGTCGGTATCAATCCAAGGAGTTGATGTGCTGTTGGTCGTGGTGCTAATCAAATAGAGAACGCGCTTGCTGCGTGGTTTTAAGCGTTCGCGCCCTACAGGCAAACACGGAAATAATGCAGAAAAATAGGAGCCAATAATACCAGTGGCTCCGTAAACACTAAGAGTCAAGCAATTTTCTTTTTAACTTTGGCCATTTTAGTCTTCCATTTCCTCTTGGCCCATTTCTTCTTCGGGCTCCTCGACTTCCATGCACATCATGGTGTCAATATAGGCATCCCAGTATTCATCGCTTTTGTCTTGCTTGCTCATGCCAGCTTCGGAGAGAGCAATTGCAATGGCCTGTTTCCGATTGGTTACAACTTTCTTGTCACTACCTTTTAAGGTGCCAGCTTTAAATTCCCGCATTACTTTGGCAACTTTTGCCTGTTTTTCTTTTTTAGTCATGACTCCATTAACCAATAAAACCAATGTTAGCTTCTTTCACTTTTCCATGCCCAAAGAAATGATCGCGATGCAGAAGTAATGCCGTGATCATACGCTCAGCAGTGAATGCAATTGATCGACGTTGATACCCTTGAAGGCTTCGGCAAAGTTCCATATTCTCCACGTAAAACGGTTGCATTGTTTCATAAACTAATTCAGCATATTTATCAAACAAAACCTTAGGACCTCTTGCCATATTGCATCCATGAAACAAATGCTGATTCCATGCATAGTCAACCATTTCAGGCGTCAGTGGAATGCGCTTGCGATGGGCCAGGTCCATGGAAATGGCGTAGGCGGGGAAAATGGAATGACAGTCTTCGTACTGCCGACGCACACTGCCAAACACAGCAGGAGGTGGCACGTAAAGCACATCCTCCTCACTGTTCCCCACTTCATCGTCATTCCATGGCCTTCGATATTGGCATACGCCTAAATGGCTGTCATTCTTGTTTTTCCATGCCCAAAGAAGCACTGTTAAATCACCAAAGATATCATTAAGCGTGGAGAAATTCTGGCCTTCATCGTCAAGCTCCCAGCCCATTTTCTTGTATTTTTCTGCATCGCTGCATAAAGCCGCCCCGCCAAGCACGGGCACAATAGTGCCATTAGTGCTAGTGAAACGAGGCGGTTGATCAGCAATGCAGCAACAATAAAGCGTTGGCGAATTATTTGCCATACACCTGCTTAGCGGCCCATAGCTCATTGTAATTGTTAACGCTCTTTGCGCCAAGCCCAGTTAAATCACCGCCACCGGCCGGTTTACTCCAGGCCATAATTGTGCCGTCTGGCAAGACGAATGCCCTGTTTTTCTGCTGATGCGTAGGAGTAAGCTCAAGATAATCGCCATAAACAAAATCAGCTTGACTGCCATTTTCTGCCAACGCTTGCCCTAAAAGCGTGGGGCCAGTGGGACACAATGGAGTGATGCCATAATATTTTTCTTTGCAATTTTGCACAATTTTTTGAATGGCAATTTGCAAAGCTTTATTGTCTGGCTGAGAATAAAGAACAGTAGTAGCGCATGCCCAGCTTGTATAACTAAAGCGTTGAATGTCTCGGAAGGCTAGGAATTTGATTCGATCGCCAATGTCCACAGCGTTAACAGCCCTAACGCCAATGTCAAAATACCAGCCGCCGAAGTGATTAAGGAGGCAGAAGCGCCCCAAGTCTGCCTTATAAGAGAACGGACGTAAAGAGTCGTAAGCCCATAAAACGTCAGAATCATAATTATCAGCAATGAAAGCACGGAGAGAATCATTGTTATAAATCTTGTGGTGGGCTTGGGGAAAAATTGAATCAATGGTGCCAGTGGCATATTCCAGAAAAGGAGAAAGCTTTTCTTCTGGATTGGTAGTAAGAAAGATTTGTGAAATTTGCATGATCAACCAATGCGAGCGGGAGTGCCAAAGCCTTTAAAAGTAGTCTTGGTTTTAGTCTCGTTTAAGACGCGATTGACAGTGCTAAGTAATTGTTTCTGAATGTAAGGCCAAGTGAAAGGCTCTTCGCGCATGCGCTTATAGCACCATTGCCCATGCTTCTTCAAGGCCTCGCGATTGTCGTAGTAGTAAGTAAGGATTTCTGCGGCTGCTTCAGGATCAGGGAGGTAGCGATCAAGGCCATAATTCCTATCGGTTTCAATGGCATTATGCGGAATGCGCGGCAATTCATCAAAGATTTCAGCCAGGCTCGTATGATCCGGCACCACTTGCATCACGCCAACAGATCCATGTTCTGTATTAACCAAGCCCCACCCTTCGCCAATGCAAGTGTTAATGCCAATATCACAAGCGTTATAAACTTTATTTAACTGTTCAATGGGCAGGCAATTATCTGTTGAGAACGAAGGACTTGTCAAAATCAACTTGCCAGTAGCATCGTATCCTTCATCGCGAGCAATGCGCTTAAATAATGGCACGATGTCCCACCCCAAGTCTTTGCTGCCCATATTGAGCCACAAACGCGCATCGTCTTTATCTTTCGCAAATTTAATAAATGCTTTCAATGTAAGATCAATGCGCTTACGCGGTTGATTTCGATTGCCGTTGAAAACAATGAATACATCCTCCGGCACGCCAAGCTCGCGCCGACATTCCATTTTGTCCAGCGGGAAGAATTTATCAAAGTCAGTGCCGTGGCCAATAATGTCCACGGGCTTTGTATAGCCCATCGTTTTTAATTCTTTATTCGCGAATTGCGTATAAGTGGCGAGCCCATCCCATTCCATCATTGGCGCAGCGAGGTCCGGGAATAGCCCATAGGAGTCAATGGGGGTATAAACAAACCATTTGAAGCCAAATTGCTCCTTTAATGGTTTAGCTCGTTCCCATAACTGCAGCGCAATCCAGATATCATTAGTCACCCAAACTAGATCCGGCCTTTCTGCTTGAATAATTCCTGCAATGCGATGACTCCCGAATGGATCGTGGCCATGCAGCATGGCGGGATAAACCTTGTATTGCTTCGTCTCTGGATGAGGGTCACCATGATGATTGACCGCGAGCACTACCACTTCATGCTCTTTAGCCAATGCGGGAAGTAGGTATTGAGCAACTCTTCCAAACCCGGTTTCTACAAACGCATCCCCGCAGTAAAGTATTTTTGACATAGAGGCAAATAAGCTTGCCCAATACTAATGGTGGTTTTTACACTTGCACAGTCGGCATTTGTTGGCGGAAATATTTCACACTACACCTGCAATTGCTACGACATGCACAACGTTGTCCGGGAAGTGGCAAACTGCCCATTGGAACCACGCCTCGTGCTGCATAGTCCAAGCAATCCTGACAATGCTTGGCTTGGCTATCGAGAATCCTTCTCATTAAGCTATATCCTTGCTTCCCTTGCCGAATTGTGGCACCTTCCCAATAAGAGCCTCGCACAGCTTGAGCATATAAGCTGATGCGAGCAAGAGCCATGGCAGGAGAAACGCGGCCATCCAAAAGATCGCGAGCAAAACCCTGTAAGTAAGCATATTCCACGCGGAGACGCTGCCCAATCCTCCCCCAGTCCGCTTGAACCATAGTGTCCTTTCCGCCATTACCAATAATTGCTGCTTGAACATGCGTCAGCTTAAGAGCTTCTCTTACAGATGATTGCCACTGATCCAGCGTGATATCGCCGCGACTAAGCATGTCTGTATAACGACGTAAAGCAGCAGCAAGCTTGTTAATTCGACCATCCACCAATGCCTCCACAGCACGTTGACTGAGGAAACGTCCATTAGCACCGCGATACCTACCACTGATAGGGTCGTAGCGCCAGGATGATTGATCAAAGCGGACAATGGCATCAGCGAATTGGGAAAGATCATTGAGGCTGGTCATCCTCTGCCTCCAGGATATCCTTAAAGCGCTCAGGCGCTTCTTGCTTCCATTGATTCAATGCAGCAGAAATGTCTTCTTCATCAATTAACGAAGCTTCGTCAATGTCAGCAAGAATGAGGCCACTGGTTTTTAATGGCTCAGCGTCTTTCTTGAAATATTCGGCCGTCTTTTTCTTTCCCTTGAAGGCCCCTTCCATTGAACCATGCTTACGCTTGTACAAATCTTTATATTTCTGCGTAACATAAGCGCCAGCAACTGCACTTGGCCAAGTTTTAAATTTTGCTTTTGCTGCAGCCACTGCTTGTTTGTGAAGCTCTTTATCAGTGAATTCCACGTCTCCCCTAATTTCTTCTAAATCACGAGGCAGATAAAGGCCGGCAGCATCTTGAACTTCCCGACTGCCGTCCATTGGCAACGTGCCATTTTGCTGGTCCATTGGATCGCGACCGCCAGGAGGCACTGCTAAACCACTCTTCCCTTGAGTGGAACCACCCCCAGCTTGAGCAGGAAGTTCCCGCACTACGGACGGATCCAGAGTCAGCTCCATTGACCATTCGCTGCCCCCATAACGAGCGTCTGCCACTTCCTTGGGACTCAACACGCCAAGTTGGATGTAACGCCCATCTACGGCCGCTACACGCGCACGCACATCTGCCATTTCGCGCTCATTAAGCTCGAACAATGGATTAAAGGCGATGCGCCAAGAATCGGGCAGCTGTCCATTTGTTGGCCCCTCTTTGCTCAGCATGATCAGTTCCATCAGCTTTTTAATGTGACGCTTGAAATGGACGCTCTGATAGTCAGCAAGCGTTTTGGCGAAATCTCGCTCTTCACTACGACCAGTAGCGCCAAGCCCACTAGGACTTTCGCCAAATAAAACAGTGTGAGGAATTTTGCTCGCGCCAATAATATCCACGCGCAGCTTTTCTAACACTTCCCCAATGCCGCCAAAATTACGACTAATAAATTCAAGCTCTTCTTTTTCCGCATCAATTGCATAGCCGCGATAAATGCTCTTGCTCATATCGTTCACTTGTAAACGATCGCGAATGGAGCTTTCTTTACCAGCAGCAAGCATTGCAGCCAAGCCCCTCACTTTATGCACGAAAATGTCAAATTCAGTGAGAAGCGTGGCGGCAGAATTAAGGCCAGTCCAATAATGCCGGAAACTGTCATAGACAGTTTGTAAGCAGCTCATGCCCCAGCCATAATTCCGTTGACGAATGCGATAGGGAAGCCAATCCCCATCAAACCGCAAAATTCTGTCCTTATGAATGTAGGTGAGAGTGGGCTCGTTAATTAAGTCGCCAGAAATAATTTGATAGTAAGTTGCCTTGGAATAGTCGTATAAATTCTCTTCGTTAATAACAGGCGCAATCTGCCAACGGTCTAAACATTCAATTTCTTCAATGCGACGAATGTTCTTTTTATCTACGGGCATATAAGCAGGACGCCCATCATCAATAAATAGCAGCAAACAAGCGCCGCCATAAAGACGAGAATTCTTTGCAGCCAAGTTTAAATGCTCAAGAATGTAAAGATCTTCAATAATTTGCTCTACGCCTTGCACTTCTTCTGCATTAACACCATCGCCGCCAAACAACACTTTGAAGCCTTTCCTCGTGGCTTGGTCTGCATAAATGTCAACAATGCGACGGGGAAGCCATTCTCCATATAAATTCTCCAGCTCCTCTTGAGCCAGGAAAACAGTGGCCGTTGTCTTGGTGTATTGAGCCTTATCACGGCCCGTTCCCATGCCAATCAGCACATTTTGAAGCCCATCAGCACGAATGCCTCCTTCACTAACATGCCCTAAATCCACGCCTTCTTTTTCCATTGATACTTTCAGGCCACCATGTATTGTTCCCATTCTAAAAGCTGGATAGATTGGCTTGTATTCATGCACATGCTGTGCATCTTCTAGAAAATACAATGCTTAAATGCTCAGACTTTGCTAAACACGCTCTTCAACTCACTCTCTACCCCAAGCAAGCTGAAATTCTTGATGAATTTTTCCAGCCGGGTATGTCCCATGCAGTATGGGCTCTCGGACGACGCTCTGGCAAAACGCTCATGGCAGCTATTGCCTGCATCTATATGTGCTTCGTCCTAGAAGAAGAATTTCGTAGACGCGTCAGAAAAGGAGAGCGATGGTACGTGGTAACAATTGCAAACTCTCAAGATCAAGCTCGCATTGCTCTCAACAACATCCGTCAGCTCATTATTGAAAGTCCCTTCGCTCAAGAAATTGTTCGCGAAACTGCTGACATCATTGAAATTAGCAACAATTGCGTGTTTAAAGCCATTCCCACTTCCGGCCGCGCTGCTCGTGGCTTGGCTTGTGCCGGAGCAGTATTTGACGAGCTTGCTTTTGCCAATGAAGGCGATGCCAACAATGGTGGTCGCGGCATTTACGACGCACTTTCTCCAGCCATTGCCCAGTTCGGAGGCAAAGGACGCATCCTTGAACTATCCTCTCCATGGCTAACTGACGGCATCTTCTACCAACATTTCAAAGAAGCATCATCAGGACGTTTCCCTTTTATGCAGGCCGTGAACCTGCCCACTTGGGAAATGAATCCAAGCATTTCGCAAGAGTTTCTTGACACAGAGCGTCAAAGAGACCCAGAGAAATTTAAAGTCGAATATGGGGCGCAGTTCGCCAGCAATCTTTCGGCTCTCGTAGCTAGTGATGTTATTGACGCTTGCATCGACGATCGTAGAGCCGTCCTACCTCCACGCCCACAGTTCCAAGGTGCTTATGTCTTGGCCCTTGACCCTGCCAGGGGCGGCGTTGGCCGTGATGATTACACTGCTTGTATTGTTCATTTTGAAAACGGCACGTTAGTTGTTGATAAGTTCCATTCTTTTGTTGCTGATTTTGAAATCAATGGAAGGATGGAAGTAAATATCAATGCAGTGGAAGATTGGATTAAGGAGCAACATCGCCTCTATATCTTTGACACTATTGTGATGGACCAGTTCAACAGCGCTGGCACCATTCAAACACTTGCAACTGATCTTCCCATCACTGAACTTACTTGGACTGTTAGTTCCAAGATGAAAGCTTTTAGCAAAATGCGAGAGCTGTTTAATGCAGGGCAAATCAATCTTTATCGCCACGAAAAAGCAATTATGCAGCTTAAAAACCTCACTGTTATCTACAAACCTAGTGGGCAATGGACTGTTACCGGCGGCAAAGCTACTGGCATTGACGACTTAGCTTTTGCCATGGCTGGTGCTATTCTCGCCGCAAGCAAAGACGATGATATTGCGTGGATCGAAAGTCTTATCTCCTAGTATGATTTTCGAATATTAGTTCCGTCATGATGTGACTTATTGCGAATTAACTATGCAGGAAACTAAGTTTCTTGTTCTTCTTCTTGAAAATGGCGTGTCAAGACAAACAGCTCTTCAGCTTCTTGCCGCCGAGCATTTATACATGCCCACTCTCCTTCCTAAACTCCGCCTGCATTTGAAGTGTCTTAAGACTACGGAAGGTCTTGAGCGATGCCTTCAGGAAAGCGAAAGCTCGTTTGAAGAATATTGCCAAAAGCATCCCGACGCTCAAGATTGTCGCGAATACGACGTTTAACCCTGCTATGCTCTTAGAGCTTTCGCGAAGCACGCTGGCCAGCGTTAACAATGGGCTTCTTGGGGAAGAAGTCCTACAGACCATCCAGAACTAAGGCCATGGGCCGACCTATGGTTAAATGGCGTATAAAGGCGGATTGAAGCCCCGCTCTCGCCTCCTTAGTTCTCTTGAGCCTTCGTAGCAGAACTGGTTTATGCAACGGATTTAAAATCCGTAGGGAATTTCTCCCATGCGGGTTCGAATCCCGCCGAAGGCATGATGAAAGAGGGAGCGAAAGCTCCTTTTTTGTTGTCTTATGGTTCCTTATGACTCTCCCGTGTAGCCTCAAGGCTACATTTCCCATCGTCCCAATGGCGCATAACGCCAGCAACAATAAAGCAATTAGTAATTAAATACGATGCAAAGATGAAAGTGCGCAATAAGGCAATCCTGTCTGCCTCCTTGTTACAAGACGTTTCTTTGCTCCCCAATGCTTTCGCCCATATCCGCCACACTTTCCTTTGCATGAATGTAAGTTTTTAGTTCATGAAGATAAGCCCTGAGCATAGCCGCCTTTTCTAAATGCCACGGATCGTGATGAGCAAAATACAAGGCCATATGACTATCAATGGCTTTAAGAATATTATGAATGGGCGCGTTCCATGGCTCTCTAATAGGCGTGTTAAACGTGCGCCTGTTTTCCATGGCGGAAATATTCTTTAATGTCTTCCAATGCTACTGGCGCAAAGCTATTCACTTCTAAACAAGCGCTAAAGTAACGCCCATCTATTTGCTTGTTGTCGTCCAAAATACGATGACAATGCAAATGGCCATGCACGTTGCCAATGTATCGCCCCTGTAGATTGTCTGTATGTACGGGGATGTGTGTATAAATAAGTCCATCACGGAAAAAGGCTCCGCGAATATCATGAAAATACGGAAGATAATCCTGTAGGCGAAAGATATCGTGATTTCCCCTGATTAGCACTTTACTGCCATTAAACCTATCTAGCAGTTTCAATACAGAACGAGGAATGGCTACGTCGCCAAGAATATACACTCTATCTTTCTTGTTGACCACCTTATTATGACGCTCAATAAGTGTTTCGTGCATTTCTTCAATGCAAGAAAAAGGCCTTAGACGACTGCCGTCAGGCCTTAAAAATTCAAGCATCTTCGCATGACCCAAATGCCAATCAGAAGAAACGAAAGCGCTCATGATTTGTATTCACTTACTACGCAGGTTTTAACAAAAGGCCTGTCAAGGCTTTCCAATGCATTAATAATCCATTCCTCTGCGTTTTTCACATCATGGAACACGTTTCGATAGCACCACCACAACAGCTCCTTCTCTTGCACTTCATACATGGCCTTACGAGGGTCAACAATTGATGGCTTCTGAACAATGCGGAATTGAGCCATTTGCCAATGGAGAAGAAGATCATCATAAAGCGCCTAGGCAGGATTCGAACCTGCATCGCTCTGCAGCAGCAGTAGCCGTACTTTCCAATTGTCTCGGACTAGGCGAAAGTTCTAAAGAGCCAGTGACCCCCAGGTTTGAGCATCGTGGAGAGGCTTAGGGGGTGTTAGATGGAGCAAGCGTGACTGGCCTACCGACAATCGGGCTGTGAGTTAACCAGGCGTATCCAAACAGAGGCTTACCCCAGGCCTTCGCGCTTGCCGAATGGGTCCCCGGCGCATCAGCGGCCAACTGAGCCCGATCAAAAGAGAGCGGGAACTCAACAAGCATAGCGTCAATTCATTCAACAGATTCTTCAATTGACAGCATCTTCCTTTTAAATTCTTGAGCAGGATCAAATCGAGCCACTTTTTTTTCTGGCACTGGAATACGTTGCTGTGTAGAGGGATTCATTCCTAAACGTGCTTTATGTACACGAGGCTCAAAGGTGCCAAATTTCTTGAATTTCACAGAGCGACCTTCTGCTACTGCCTCCATTACTACTTCCATGAAAACATCAATCATTCGACTAATATCTTTTTGGTAGAAATCAGTTTGAGCGGCAATGCGATTTACAACGTCAACCTTGTTCATGAGCAATTAGCAATGATTTGAACTATAGCGTCAAGAACGACCATAACTTGGAAGATCATTATTTGCCGCCTCGAAAAAGGCAGGCATCCGGCTCCGCTGCGTATCATTCAGCTCCTCTGCTTTCCCTTTCTCAAACAAATTGTCGCTTTGACGCAGCCAGAAATCTTTATCCAGCCATTTATCATTGCTTCCCTTAAGTCCGTCAAATGCCCATAATGCAGTGGCACGACGCAATTTGTTCAAGCTTTCGCCAGCCTTTTCTTCAAGCTCCGTAGCAACAAGACTATGCACTCCCACATGCGTAATCTCATCACGACTAATGTCAGCAGCTACTGTGCGAATACCAATGTCTCCGTTAAAACGAAAAAATGGCAATGCAACAAAGAAAATACTCCGTTCCAAAATGGCAGCTTTCAAAATAGGGTGGGCAGGATGCTCTTGCCAAGCTTTCAAAATATTTTTAATTTCCTTCTCTGCTTTGTCATTAGTGCCATGCGCAGCAGTTACATAGTTCAGTGCTTCATCATGCCGCTGCTCGTCTTCCTGATTGTGACGAAGAGCTTCAACAACGCCAGGCGTAGAAGGCAAATCACGAGCTAGCCCCTGCTCCAGAAAGTCCTTCACGGGCAGCTCCAAATGACGCAATGCAAGAAGAGAATAAATAGTATCCTCGCCGCCTTCCTTAAGCTTGCCTTTGCTAACGGGCACAGCTTGCCACGGACGCTTCTTGGCGATCATCTGCAAATAGGGGCTCTTCGTTGCGACAGTCATTTTCGTAATACGCGCTAAAATTCGGAAGTGAGGAAAGCAAAGGGGGCCTTTGAGCCCCCTTCTTTTTTTTATTCTGCGCAGCTGCTACAGAATCCAGCCTCTAGATTACAAGACATTGAAGGGCCTTCAGCTTCAGACTCGTCGTCTAAGCCAAACATGCTCTTAAAGTCGTCATCCAATGCAGCGTATGCATCATCCTTCCGTTGAGTGTCCGGAAGAACTTGCAAGCTGTAGTACAGGCTCGTCTGAGGAGATTCTAGCCAATCACGAAGAAACTCTTCGTCGTAAATAACCATATCTGACCAACTGTTATACGAATAGCCATGGAAAAGACCAGTGCGCTGATATAACTGAACAATGCCATTTGCTACGCGCTTGTAATTAGTCCAGCCCACTTCTGCAGCCGTTTCCACTTCGCCATAGTCAAAACTTTCCACGCCAAACGTGCCAGAGTCTCGATCAACATGACGCGCAATAGGCGGAGCAATTTCAGGAGCCGTAGTAAAGCCCCGAGTGTCAAGATAACGATAAGAACACGATGCAGTGGGAGCAATGCAAAAGGCACGTTCCATCTGATGCTTCCTAGCAATCACTGCTGCGCCCATAATTCCCCTATGCAAAGCATATACCGCCTTGCCAGCCGTCGTATTCATCCAGAATTCCCGCCAATTTGTCGCATCATCAATTAAATAAGCATCCAGCGCATGGCCAAATTCTTCATAACTAATGTCATGAATGGCAAGGAAATTAGCTAGGCCAAGCACGCCAAGTCCCACTTGCCTGTCAATGGAAGGAGGAAGATATTCGCCCGTATCACCCACGCCAGTTGTAGGATGCAGCTCGCACAATTGCTTCATGCCTTCCATAAAGGCACCTTCAACATTGTCAATTGAGCAGGCGCCAAGATTAATATGTTGCAGCAGGCAAGTGCCACGATGCGGAAGATAAACTTCCAGGCAAACATTTGCACGAATGCGCTCACCTTGCGCATTAAAGCGAATCTTATTCAGCCAAATATCTCCACTACCAATTCCCTTTAACAATGCAGCACGGAAATCAGCAGTGGTTTTAGCCAGAAAATCTTGATCCACGTTAATACAACGCTTCACCCAAGGCAGTTCATTTCGCGAAGCTTCAACAAATTCCAGAGCATCAGGATGGTCATAGTCAATATGCAAAACTACGGCCCCGTTCTTATAGATGCCTCCTCGGCGCAAAATTTCATTAAGCGTGGAATAAATCTTGCCGAAGCTTACTGGCCCGCTTGCAACCAAGCCTTTGCCATTTTCAGCATTCCTTTCACGGAGAGAAGACAAATGAACAGCGACGCCCGCACCATTGCGCAGCCCGTGACTAACAAACCGCCAAGATGCTTCAATACCATCTGGCCCCTCCATTGAATCCTCTACGTTAAAAACAGTGCAGCTAACGGGCAGGCGACTATCAGGATTATTCAGCCAGTCTTCTACGCGTCCAGTTCGTGCAATTGCTTCGCAGCGTGCTTTTTCTTTGAGAGCCATAGACAACAAAAGAGGCCTTCCGGCCTCCGAAAAACCAACTGCATAAAGCTAACGCAATTAGTCCATGCAAAAGCAGAAAATTCCCTTACGCTTCCTAGTCACAAAGATTCTCCTCATCCTCATTTGAGACTAAATCTGCGACAAACAATCGCGCATCATTTAACGAGCGGAAATAACAAGGCTTGCCATCTATTGCCGCAAACCATTGAAACTCTGGCTTACTAAAACATGGCCATAGTTTGTACTGGCCAATCATCATTGGCTGACGCTCGGGAAGACTAAACATGGCCAATTCCGTATAGTCTCTCTAAGCTAATTGTTTCATTGGCCGCGAGAAGCAATTATTTATACAAACTTCTGTTTCACACGCGCAAGCTTTTCCTCCTTTTGTTTTGCTTCAATTCCCAGACTCTCTTTAGTCCATCAATTTCCTCCTGAGCTGCATCGCTAAGTTCCAGCCTCCTAGATTCTGTCTTCACAATTCTCCCTTCTTCAGCCAGAAGATTAATGCTGTTATAAATTGTCTTTGGCTTATAAAAACGATTAGCGGGATGCTTAATCAATAATCCTGGATAGCAAACTTCGCCAGATTGGGCTAAGTCATCAATGGCCCACAAAATAAATCGTTCTGCATTTTTCACAAAACCAGGAAGCTCATTGTCCATGCAGGCCTCTATAAGCATTTGCTGCTTATTTGGTTCGGCTGGAGACCAACGCAAACGACGATGCTCAAAAGAACAATTTCGCTTCAAAAGCAACGTTTCGCAAAGTGCTTCACTCTCCAAAAATCGCTTCAGCTTAGGACGCAGCACATACCAATTATCAAACTTATGACAATCGGCAAATTTCTCCGCCAGCTCCTTCTCTTTCCTGCCTGCTGCCTGAAAAGCTTTCACGACTACCAGCGGATCGTGATGAGCACGCAACAGTCCTTCCAACAATGCAGCAGGATCGTCCGTGCAATCAAGCCGCAGCATCGTATCGCTCGAAGCCCAATGGGAAAAAATCAGCCATTTGGCACTGTTCATCCTGATACAAGAAAAACCCACATGCCCGATCATAGCAGGATCGGGAACACTGGGAAAAACAGCAGCCCAACGGCGAGTGTTATGATAGCCATAAGCGGAGCAGCGTCTAGCATTCTTCTAGTAACGCTGCTAAGCCAGTGCCGCTAGATCAGTCACGTTCTCGACAAGTGAAGTCCCTAAAGGACGGAACGATGCCCAGGAAAGTGACGATGCACTAAAAACTAGACTAGCCGCGTTACTTGACTAGCCCCCCAAGGGCGATGCACCAAAAAGCGGCGGAAAACAAAAAAGCTAGTAAAACAAAAGATCTAGCGAAACAAAAAAAGGCTGCACTAGACCCTATGTAATAGTGCGCTGAAATTGTGCGTACCAGCGGGACAGGTTTAAAAACAGGAGGTGACAATATTTAGAAAGTAGGAACGGCGGCTTTAGGGCCGCCTTTAGCTAGACCAAGAACAATGAAAAGGGAATGCTGATAATTGTTTTTTCTAATAATTGTTCTCCACTCCGCCTTTGGGGCTACGTTCGCTAGATAGCAGGAAACGCTTCATCTGCGCTCTCTGCGAGAGCTTGATTCAGCGTATAAACACTACGTTTTGCTCGCTATAGTCTCGACAGTATTTCCCTCGCATCGTGATTGAAGGCCAAATCTGCTCTAAATGCTTGCTTTATAAAAGCATTGATCGGTTTCCAAGGAGCAAGAACGCTCCCAATGGCATTCACACGGAATGTAAACAATGCCAATGGCAATACAAACAACAAAACCCCGTGCTGACAATGACATGTAAAATGATTGCTCGCGCTCGCCAGCGGGCTCTCGATAAAAATCTTCCCTTCAACATAGATCATAAATACATTCGCTCTCTTGTTCCGTCCCATTGTCCAATATTTGGCACAAAATTAGAATGGTCGTGTTGTCGCGGTAATACTGGTGGCGGCCTCCCTAATAGCCCCTCCCTCGATCGCATTGACCCCTCTAAAGGCTACGTTAAAGGCAATGTGTGGATAATTAGTCATCGCGCTAATACCATCAAAAATGATGCCTCTCACGAAGAACTAAAACTAATAACAAAAGCAGTGGGAGAAGCCCTCGTAAATAGTCTGGATTTTTGACTAGGTATTTATACTTAGAGGCAAAAAATCGGATGAAAAATGGCGCCACTTTTCGGAGGGGTAGCCCCGAGCCTCTCGCGCTCAACCCGGCCGCTACCGCGCTGTGGCTTTGCTCCATCCTCGCATGGCACCGGGCCCGGCATCAAGGCCTGAACCATCAGAAATCCTGATGGCGCAAGGGGGTTGACAGGATGCCGCCTTTATGATCCACGCGGTAGAACGCCTGTACCATCGTTGCTGATCCCCTAACCGCTCACCCTGTCAGCAGTAGCAAGGCCGCCAGGGGCCCCTAGGATCGCCAGCCTGACACGATAAAGCCCGGCAGGATAGGAGCATGCCGGGCGCTGATCAGGGGCCCTGTAGGGGCTGCTAGGGGCCGCTGCTATTCTTCACATTCAAGGGCGAAAATGTGGCTGTTAATTTGCTCTTCAAGCTCAGAGATTGCACAGCGGATGGAGTAGCCGGAACCCCGGCAATCTTCTAGCGCATCGTATAACCTACTGAGCGCATCTTGTGCATCTTCTAGGGTGGCAAATTCTGCGACGGTATCAGTGTGACCGCATTCTTCGGCGGTAAGGTAAAACATTTGTGGGATGGTGAGAGGGTAAACAATGCGGCCGCAATTGCGGCCGTTTTGATCACATGCAAAACGCTGATTTTTCGGCGTCAGTGTAGGCAATGCCGTGGGGCAGTTTAAAGCGCAGCCCGATGATATGGCCGCCCATAGGATCAGCGGGGCGAAAATCAGTCAAATCACCATCACAAACAGGCAAAAAGGTTAAGTTATCACCGCCAACAATGCTTGTCACTTCCGCCAATGTTGGCAGCGTTTTTCCCTTTTTCACCATAAAGGCGGCCGCAATGTTAACGCCATTTTTCAATGCATCGGCGGCAATCTTAAGATTGGCAGCATTCTGCCAACCGTCAAACGAGAACGTTAGGTGATAGCCTAAGCGGCGGCATTCTTGCCAATTGCGGCGGATTTTTGTGTAATCATAGAAAATTACACTCCGGCCACTATCTCTAGAGATAATGTTGAAAATCTCGAAAATGTTACGCTGACCAATTGGCAGATCGTAACCGAACTTGCGGCGGCAAAATGTAGAAAATTCTGCCGTAACGTAAAAATCTACATTCTCCCACGCAATATCTGAGGTGCCATTCAAGCGTACGGCAATATCACCGTCATTTTTGTTTAGTTTGTCTAGAATCGCGCAAACGAGAATCATAGAAAAACGCTTAGGGTCAGCAGCATAGGCTAAGGTGCGGCGAATTCTTGCGGCTTGTTTGTTTGTCATATAGACAGGATTCCCGGCAAAATGCAGGCAGATTTTTTTGCAATTGCCGGCGCCGGGGCAAACGTTAACGCCTGAAATATCGGCGGGCGCCAAATGTAGGATGTAGGTTTGGATGGCGCTTTTTTCTGTTTTAGGGTTGGTTGAGAGGATATCACGGTGGCTGATCTTATACTGTTTGGCCATGCTTGCCAAATCGGCAGGCATTTTTGCGCGAGAATTCAGAACTGCAGGCATTTTTCTGTGGTGAAAATGTTTGTTTTGAATGTTTAGAAAATCAGCGGCCGCTGATCTGCAGCAGACAAGCATCGGCGCTAGCGCCCGTGGCGCGGCAGGCTACAAAATGGCGCTGATCCTCCGATGCCAGACTGACAGCAAACAGGGCCAGCAGTGAACCGGCAAACAGGCCGGCGAGCTTGGCTGTGATGGCGGCGGCGTGCATGGTGGGGATGGTTTGAAAGGGGCCAGCGGATCGCTCCGCCGATGCCATAAACCATACAGGCCAAAATCGCGCAACGTATCGGCTCAGTGTGCGGAGATGATTCTGTCCACCATTGGCGGCCGTTGCCTTGACGGCAGGGGGGCCCATACGGTACGGGCACCCGCTTGCCTCCCATGGTCGCCACGACCCTTAGAACGATCGCGCCCGCGCGTACCATGGCGCCCACCATTGCGTCAAGCGTTGCAACATTCCGTCACACGGCCACAGCGCACAACGGTATCGTGATATCGCAGAACCGAGCGCAAGCTACTGTCACATTTTGTAACACGGCAGCAGGTATCACAGAATCGCCCAGAATCGCGAGATTGTCACAATCCGTCACAGAGGCCGATACTACGGTTTGGCGATCGGGAATCAGGAGAATCGGGCAGGGTAGTGCATGCGTACTATCAGCGCAGCTTATGGGAGCCATAGGCTCAGCTTATGGTACAAACGTACTGTGTGACAGTGGCGGACTGGCACAAGTGCAGGCGTACTATCAGCGGAGCTTATGTTACAGATAGGCAGGGCTTATGGTACAGGCGTACTAGTGAGCCTATCACGCTATCGTTATACGCGCATAGGAGCATAGGAGCATACTACGGTAGCGTTATACGATTTTATGGGAATAGTGGGAAATTGCCTGATACACCGCTGGCCAGGACATAAATACACCGCTGGCCGGGTCTTTTAGGCAGCTAGCCGGATCCGAAACGCCTTCAAACAATACATTTTCCATCCGGATCCAGCAATACTTTTTTCATCCGGACCCTTCCATTTAGATTGTGATCTTGATGACGCCAACTCTCAAAACGACACATTTTCTTAACTGCATTATGGGAAACTTTTAATTCTTTTGCAATGGAATAAGCGCTTTCTCCGTATTTAACGCGTAAGCGAATTGCTGTCACTTGCAGTGAGGTAAATTTAGCGTTTTTCTTTGCTTCGCCGCATGCTTGTAAGCCATTTTCCCATGCGTGTCTTATATTGTCACTGTTGGTTGTCCATTCAAGATTAGAAATGTGGCTATTGAGCTTGTTTCCGTCTTTATGGTTTACGCACCATTTGCTTCCGCCTATCCCAACTTCTCCAGGGGCGGGAGGCATCCAAGTAAGGCGCATCAAGTAATAGATAGTACGAGGTTTAGCTTTGTTATTTTCTCTCAATAACACCCATGGATAGGAATGAGTGGCGTCTGTTTGCGGACTCATGAGCCTTGATTTGGCTACGCTCCAAACCTCGCCTTTCTCATTGATGAAATAGCGTCCATCGTACCCAGGGATCTCCTTGAATCCTTCAGGCACACTGTTATGCTTATATTCAGCCATGGCCAAACTGCTTCTTTGGTAGTGGTTAGAAACGATACGGGACTGGCATCTCGCATCGTTTCGCCATGCTAACAATTATTTCACCAGCTTTCTTTATTGTGCGCGGCCTCGATGGCCGCTTTTTCATGAGGATATGGCCCACCAACAATGCTTTCATTATCATCGTCGTAGAAATACCAACCTTCCACTAGTTCAGTGCCCTTACAGCAGTCTTCCGAGAAGAAATCAATGAGAAGCATGATCAAACTCTCTTAAATTTGGACAAAGACAGGTTCCAGAGTCCTGCGCTCATATCACCAGGACGATAAAGCACATAAGAAGCCTTTTCTAGCACCATTCCACCTTCACCATCGGGAATAGCTTGTGCGTCATCTTGCCAAATGCCTTTGCATTGGCCATTATCGTCAAACACGCCTATTTCCCATTCATTGTCTTCCATGCATTGTCTCACGTGGAAGATGAGGTCTTTGAGAGAGGCTGCTTGGTAGCAGCCTTGCGTGGGAGGGAAATAGGGGCCATTGCCAGAGAAGCAGCGAACAGTGTGCATGATGGTTTCAAAGATTAGTCTTCGTGAATGATGCGAAAATCAGGATCGTTGTCTTTTTTGATCCACCGGCATTGATTGAGCTGAGGCAGCACAATAAAAAGCTTATCGTGATGGTTTTGTTCAACAATGGCAGTGGTGATAGTGGAGCCAATGCGGCTACGACCTCTGTTTGAGACGGCGATGATGTGGACGATGTCTTGCATGGTTCTAGGGGAGAAGGGCCGCTGATGGCGGCCCCAGGAGGATCAGGAGGCTTGTTGGAGTTGCCATTGCTTGTCCATCCAGCGCTGGCGGTCCTCAGCGCTTTCAAACAAGGCCACGGGCTCTTCGCTGTTGGGGCGAGTGCAGAAGAACTTGCTGGTGAGCAGCTTGCTGGTGCGAGCATCGCGGAAGTCTGCAGTCCAGAGCCAGAAGCCCATGCAGGAGGCAACGAGCTTCACGCGACGCTCAGTGCCAGCAGGAGCGCAAGCACGCCACCACTGACCTTCTGTGGGGCGGAAGCAATCCATGGTGAAGACGAGGTGGTTCATGATCCTGGAGAGAAGAGGGGCATCGCTGCCCTGTACGAAAAGAAATTTAGACGGAAACGGGCCTGGTGTCAAGTGGTGACCAGGATGTAGCGGCAAGGGACCATGGTTTCCGGCAGCTCAGGCCCGTCATCACCGACCATGTGCCAATTGTCTTCATCATCCTGCCAGTCCAAGCATTCTGTTATTCCATCGTTAATTAAATCAATAAGCTCTTGCTTTAACAGCACAAAATGCAAATAAACGGCATTGTCGGAAGCATTAAGCCATAAGCCATTGTCTCGGTCAAGGCCAAGATAATTAATTGCTTGATCAATGTCGTGCAGATCAAAAGAAACAGTCATGAGAAAAAAGAAGAAGAAAAGAAGGCCGCTGTAGCGGCCATTAAGAAAACAGCCTTTAGAAGCCCCATTCTGCACGAGGCTTGTAGCCAAGCTGGCGCAGTTCTTGCCAAATGGCGCGAGCTTTTTCAACGGAAGGATAGGAAGCACGCTCGCTACGATCAGGCATGTGCCAGGAGCGACCACCTTCGATTTTCAGGGTGTATTTTTCAATACGGACAAATTCACGATCGCGATAAGTGGTGAATTCTACGAGATCAAGATTGGGAGCCATGAGAGCGAAGCTCTGGCTTTCGGGAGTGCGTTGGAAGGCCATGGTTGTCTCCTGAGGATGGTGGGCATCTCTGCCCCGTTCGAAAAGAAATTTAGTCCATTTGGGCGGGCCTGTCAAGCCCTAGCCCCATTGAGGATCACGAGCAATGGACTGAGGCAGGTCGATAATCCAAGAGGTGTAGACAGGTGCTGAGCGATCCACCTTGATCAGGCCACGCTCCTCAAGAGCTTCAATGGCACGGAGGTATTCTGGAAGGCGGGAATTTTGCATGGGCATGCGCGGCACAAAGCATGGTGCATGGCGATGTTTTCTTTTGTGATAGAGCACGTAAGTGTAAAGATTGCGTTGGTTGATGGGGAGAGCTTCTTGCTTGTAAGGGGCGCGTTTTTTTGTCATTGTCAGAAAGGAGCCTGGTCGTTAATGCCTTCAACAATCTTCCCTGCATAGTCACGAGCGGCGTACAAGCAGGAGAAGGCTTCTTTGCGTTGATCGCGAGCTTCGTAGAAAGCGCTGTCGCCTTGAGGGTAGAAATCGCGGCCGTTAAGCGTGGCTTCGCTTAGTGCATCAATGGCTGCCTGAATGGCATAGTATGCTTTTTCGTATTCTTCACGGAGAGTGTTGGCTCCAGTGCCATTGAGGTGGATGGTGGGAACGAGAGGGTTGATGCAATTGGCCATGATCAAGAAATGCGCTGATAGGAGAAGGAAACGTTACTGATGGAAGGGTTAATGTCCTGCCAGCTCTGCAGATAGTGGGAAGAGGCAAAGACGATGGAAGGAGTGGCAAGCAAGGCTGGGCGTGTTTTGGTGCAGTGCTCAGCAACAGTGCCATCTGCGAAATGGAGCAGTTCCGTCACGCGAAACAAGCCAGAAGGGTCACTGTGCTGGCTGTAGCAAACGGGATAAGCCATGGTTGCCTCCGGAAAAGCGGACGTCTCCGTCCCTCAACGAAATTAAAGTTAGTTCAAAACGAGGAGCCTGTAAAGCCCCTCGTTGATTAGCGCTGCTTATCAGGCGGCCAGAGCCAGCTGGTGAGCCTTGGTGAGCGTATTGGCGGCATTGCCCCACCAGATGCTTTCTAGGCGCTGGCGGGCGCTTTCAATGGCATCCTTGCTGCGGCCAGCATCATGCGTGAGGTATTCGCTGACGGCTTGGTAAGCGCCCCAATAGGTGCCTTGCACGCCTTTAATATCGAAGCCAATGCCTTCTCCATTGAATTTATTGGCAATGCTGTCCCAACAGGCAAGGTCTTCCAGCTTCTTGGGGCGCTGCGTGGTTTTGTCTCCGCGCTTGTCATTAGTTGTGCCTGCCAATTGATCAGCAAACACGTTTTCGCAATATTTGCGGAAATCAGCAGCCAGGCATGGTTTGGTGGCCATGATTTTCAGCTCTTCAATGCCAGCAGTGAATTGTTGACGCTTAAAGCAAATGATTTCAGGCAGTTTCTCAATGATTGCATTGGCATTAGTTGTGTGGCGCACGCTCATGCGTCGTTTTGCCATGCGCTTGTTTTCTGCATGGCCCAATGCAGCAGAGAGCGTGTTTTGACATACCACGCGAATGGGCGAGAACATTGTCTGGAACGATACTGTTCCATCGTGAGAAGTGCAGCCAATAAGATATTGATAGACGCTATCGCCTGGCAACACGTCAGCTTCGCTTTGATTGACTAGGGCAGTAAATGCCACTCTCTTGCCACCATCGAGCACGACCACGGCATCCATGGTGATATCTTCGCGAACTGCTACTGCAATGCGAATGAGCTGTTCGTTTTGAACAATGGTGTAGGAATCAGCTTTGACGCTAAGAGTGGCGTCAGTGTCAGCGCGAGCAATGCGCTGCCATCCTTCAATGGGCGTGCCAGTGGGGTCGAAGATGGGAGTGCTGATCACTTGCCAATCAGCATCGGCCAGGCGGAATGCTTCGCGAGCAGGCATGGTACCATCGACAACAGTGCCGAGACCGTGCCATGCGGCTTGGCCATGGAAAAAGGCGCCGCTTTGGAATTGATGAGCCATGGTTGAGAAAAGCAGGAGGAGGAGGACAGGCATCGAGCTGCCCTCACGAAAAGAAAATTAGTTCAAAACGAGGGGCGCGTCAAGCCCTGTTGCAAAGCTTCACAATGGGCACTGAGGACAGGGCTATGAGCTAAGGAGAAGGCGCTTAATCACAGACTTTATGTTTAGCAAATAATGCTTATCCAAAGAGCTTTTGCTGCAAGTGAGCAATGCGCCAGAAGAATGCTTGAAGATATAGTGTTTTTTCTCTCTATAAAGTACAAAACCATATCTTTTTACGAGCGCGAATAGCTCGCGCCTATTGTCTTTATGGGCC